TTTCTTTAGTCATGTGCATACCGTAATCACGATTGACCGTACTATTAGGATGGATATCTGTTAAAAAAGACGGAGTACGCTCTAATAGTCTAGATCCTTCGTTCTTTTCTACACAATGTTGGATAAAACCATAATCCATGTTTTCACATAGAGTTCTAGCATTGTAGTACTTTAAAAGAAGTTTAGTTATCTCATACCACTGCTCAATTTTTTTAGGTCGTCCAGTGTACGCAGCAACTACAATATTTTGCCACCCTTCTCCTTGAAGGTTGTGAACTCTCTTATAAATATAAGTTGAACCTAGGGACGTTGAGTATTGGGCTTGTGATTGTTTATAGGGGTCAGTTCCTGCAGTATAAAGACCATAAGGCGCATCTGTAATTGGGTATTCCCAAATTTGAATAGCTCCCTCAATTGGATCATTAGGTTTTGCAGGGAAATTTTGTACAGGTTTTTTGTCTGTAAATTTATGTTGAACACGGCCTTCTTTATTCAGGTACAACTCTACGACATCCCCCTGAATCTCATTAGCCATTAAACTACTTAGTTGGTCTTGCAATAAATCAACAGGAAATATATTTTGAGATAACTCTAAGAAACATTCCTCGTGAGTTAGTGGGTAGTACATTACTTCTTTTAAGTAAGCCTCTAGACCACTTGATTTTTTGATTTGTTCTCTGGATTTTAAAATTAAATCTTTTCCTTTTTGTTCGTCAGATACCCAAATATTTATATTATCTAATTCTGACTGATCTGGCTTTTCTAGAAATAAACCTAGTGGAGTAGATTCTTTCGGAACTTTTAAAGAACGTGTGCCTGGAATAAATAGACCGTAACTTTTTCCAGACTCATGTACATCTACGGGTAAAAAATTATATGCTTCAGGGTTATTAAAGAGTTCTTCAAGATCCCCCGCTTTTGTCATATCTCCTGAAGTCCCAATGACGAAAGGAGAACAACGCCATCCATATGGACTGTCAAAACATGGAGTAGTTGCCGCCAAGCAGTTAAGAATTTTTCCTTTACCTCCTTCTTCCAAAAGAAAAGAAGAAAGAGTAAGACCAGCAGCTGCTTCCGTATTGTTGCCTTCGTCAAAGTTTCTGACGTGGAATTTAGACCATTCATTTCTTGCACTTGTTTTTTTATCTTTAAATCCTAATGTAACTAATTTTTTCCAATCGTCCTCAATTCTTGGGAATCTAAAAAAATCAGGAAGATTACGTAATCCTAAATCTACATAATCTGTAATTACTTTTAAGTCAGGACCATTAAGGGCTGAGATAAGATTATCTGAGCCTCTTTGAGTAACTGCCTTATGTGCAATATATGAAGATGTTAATACAGATTTAGAGATACGACGACTTCCTACCATCACAACTCCTTTTTTACCATCTTCGTGGTTTTCAGCATTTCTTATAGTTTCATCCACAGCTAAGTACGTGTCCCATAGTTGTGGCCTGTCTAACTTACGTACTTGGCGTTTTCCTTGCATAGTGTCTATATAAATAGACCACATGTTTAAATGCCAATAAATAAAAGGAGAAAAGTAGAAACCATTAATTGTTACTCCTTCTGTAATTTTTTTATCTTCATTCTCCCAGAAAGGTGTATACTCAGAAGACTCCACATCAGGAGTACTTCTCATATTAATTAAAAATTCTGGAGAATCTAGATTATACATAACTTTTAATAAAATTTTTGCATTTTACCATTAATCTCTTGAGACCCTCGAGCCTCAGACTTTAACTCTTCTTTTTCTCTAAGTTTATCTACAACATCAAGAAGAGCTAAGTACTCTTTCATAGTATCTCTTAAAGATTTAATTTGACTTTCTATAGAAGCGATTACCATAGGCATCGTTCCACCTTTAGCAGTAGGCTTCCATTCAATTCTATCCTTCAAAGAGTTAATAGGATTATTATCTATATAACCTCTCCATTCTGCTAGCTTAGACTCTGCCCAATCTAATTCTGCAGATACATATGCTTGTTTTTTAGTGCTCATACTTTTTTGTAAATTCTTCTAATCCAAGATTCATAAAATCATCTAACAACTTTGCATAGAAGTCGTCATTTCTTCCTGTAACCCCATAAGAGTATCCAGCTTTCCAAAATACTTTTAAAACTTCGTAAAAGCAATCTTGAAAAGTTGGAGACGTACTCTCAATTTTATTGGGGGAGCGGTGGTTGGTTTTCCCTGTCATAATTGCTAATTAGTTTTTCTTGCTCTTATTGTGGACGTTTTCCTCAATAAGCATGTAAGGCATAATGTAAACTTCTACTCCACACTTAGTTCCTTTGTTTCCTCCGCAACCGTTAGTGATAGTACTAGTTTGTTTTGTTTGGGTTAATTCTTGTGTTTTCATATATCTAATTTTAGTGTGTTTCTTCTGATTCTTCCTTTTCGCCTTCTATAGCGTGCCATTTAAGTTCCAACTTTCTATTAGGATGCAAAGCATTCCAGCTTTCAATCCCGCAATTCGAAGATAAGGAGGCTGTTTTAAACTCGAGGACGCAACTACATAACGAACAGTGGAATTCTTTTCTATCGCTTCCGTATGAAGCATTGTACAGTTCTTTAAACTCCTGCGAGGTTCTTGCATTTCTGGAGTTATAAGGACAGTTGAGACAAATGTCCATTCGTTCTGCGATAATGTTTTGTTTTTCATTACTTAGAAGTTTAAAATCATTCGCTACTTTCGTCGCCATCCCCTCCATCACTTTGTCTATGTTCTGGAGACCTTTTAAGCTCATGTTCAGGTATTCTCTGAATTGGTTCATATAATCTTTTTAAATGTTTCTCTATGTGTGAAAGTTTTGCTTCTTTATTGACATATACTAAGTCCCTAATTGCGTCTGCCTTTTTTATTTTAGTTAATCTAATTCTTAAACTCCCTAAAGCCTTTTCTAAAAAAGCATATCTAGAGTAAAAATAAGGAGTCGTAAGCCATCCTCTGTCGTTGCCGTTTATAAAGTCTTCATAAGCGTCTTCTAAGCCCGTAACATGTCCTCTCATGTATCTTAAAGCTGCACCGAAATCTAATTCAAATCTTCCCAGATTTTTTAAATAGACTTTGAGTGTAGGTTTAAGAATCATATCCTCCAGTGTTTTATTTAAATACCAATTATAAACTGTTTCAATATCATTAATAGTGTGGCCAGACTCTTTTGCTACTTCAGAGTATAAACCATAAGATCTGTATTCTATTTCTTTCTGATTCTTAAGAGGTAGCATCTTCTTCAGAATTAACTGGAATTTCGGTTTCTTGTACTCTAGTTGATAATTCTAAAGTTAAAATAGCTCGAGTCTTTCCTGCGGGAACAAGTCTTCTGTTGACTACATTTCTTTCTAAGACTCCTAGCTTTCTTAACTTTGTAATTGCATTAGATATAACTTGGGTAGATGTATCATTTATTTCAGCCAAAGACTTTTTAATATCTTTGTTAATTGTACCATAGTAAGAACTATGTGCTAATATGCTAGTATATAGATCTGATAATCTATATCCTGCAAGTCTTAGCAATATGTCAATATAGGCTTGGTGCAATTCTACACCCCCGTCGTATCTTCTTGCAACTTTCATTTTTTGGTTGGTTTTATTCAAAGATAACATCATAAAATAAAAAGTCAAGTTAAAAGTTATAACAAGAAAGATTAAAGTTAAATTTATTAACAATAAAAGTTAAAGAAGTGTTTAGTTTTTCAAAAACATTTTATATATTTGCCTCGGCACCGCTTCCAAGCGACCACCTGTGAGGGCCAAAAGGTAATTAGCAGGTTAGAAGTCGGATAGTAGTCTACGGGATTGTAATAATATCCAAGCATAGTGGATGAGGTTTCTCCGATAGTGTCAAAAAAGATAGTTCTTCGAAATACACAGTGCCATACCCTAGTAAGAGGACTAGGCAAGGGGTGGACAAAATATGGACTTATCGGGAAAGCCTGTGATGACTTTCTGCGGTATTTGGTAAACAAGTATACTTGTAAGACTGCTGTGTAATAAGAATACTATTAAATAAAAATACCCCAGCAAACATGGTTTGCTTAGGGTATCCCTATGTTTAAAATATACTAACTTATTTCAAACGCTGAATTTCAGCATTTATCTGATGAGCCGTAAATGTGGCCTTCATTCCTATTCCTGCTTCCCAGCGTTTTACTTCTACACCGTCTTTAAAATAGATTACAGTGGGAAGGGTGATAATTTTATGCTTTGTTTTTGCTTGCGTGTTTTTAGCTATATCAATTTCGTGATAGGAGTACCATTTAATTGCATCCAGTCCTGTTACATTAGGAGAGGTATTCCAGCTAGCATTAAATTGGGCTAGTACATACTTGCTACTAGCAGGGTTAAATAGTGGTCCAGGTTGTTTAGTCTCTTCTGTCAAAATTGCAGCAAATAGTGAGATAAAAATTACACTAAAAATTCCGAGTATTGTTTTCATATGATTAGTTTTTTTCTTCTAGTCTTTTAATTCTTTCTTCGTGACCCTGTAATGTTTGGCGAGCAATTTCGTCTTTCATTTGGTACTCTTGTCTAGAGGGAGGCCAAGTTTCTTTAGCAGCTGGATCAGCAGGATCTACTTGATAGAAGCCTTTTCCAGGCTTCAGTGCGTTAACTTTCTCTTCGATACGAGCATCAATGCTTGAATCAAAGGCATACCAACCTCCGATAAGAGAAGCAACTCCTACAACAATTCCTGCAAGTGTTTTAATACTTATCTTAAATTTTAAATCTTCGTTTATTTCTTCCATTGTAGACACGATTACCTATATATTTAAATTGAAAATAAAAAACAATAAATAGAATTACGACCCCATTTACTTCTTATTAACAGGCTTTGAACTAGCCTTACGAACAGTATCTTTCTTCTCTCCTAGTACTTTATGTTCAGGATAAATGTCAGAAGATTCAAGTAAAGTATAAGTAAAGCTATTTCCGTGAATTGCTGAAGCTTGTTTAATGATCTTCATAAACTCATCAAAATCTCTTTGTTTCTTAAATACTTGGCAACCTTCAGACCAATTTTCTACAAACGTAGAATCTAACCCAGCTTTGTGAATATTAATCCCACAATTAGAACATTCAGTAATTTTATCTTTGTCAAACTCAAGGTCACGGTCTCCATCACGATAAAGTTTTAAATTACCTATTTGACGTAATGCTTGGTATTTACCTTGATGTAATCCGATAGCATGTGATTTACGATATTGACCTGGAACTAAGAAAGCCACACCACCTACAGCTTTGCCTTCTAACATACCTTTTTTACCAGGTTCAGTAGTTGCTTGCCACTGGTGAAATTTCCAAACACCGTACTCCTTGTAGGCCAAAGTAATAGTATCATCAAATACATTAGTTACTTCACTTCCTGTAGCTACGTTACGTACTCCAATGATGTTTACATCATAGCTTTTATTTGCGTCGTCGTTAAACCAAACATATTTTTTGTCGGCAACGGCTTTTTTGATTATATCTAAACTGTAATTCATAGTTAAGGTGTGTTGAGATCAGATTTACCTTTGTTACCAAAAGCTTTAATAGCACGATCTATATTAGTAAAACCAGCTAAGAAAAGAATGACTGTAACCACTGAGTCAGTAAGATGCTCAGACGGCTGTATGTCTTTGTGAGTAAGAGCACTAGCGATAAAGCCAAATCCAAGACAAGCAACCAGAAATAGTAAAGCTAGTCTTTTTGATGAGGCCTCCCCATCAGCATCAGCTAAAAATGCTTTTACCCAACTCAACAGAGATGAGAAGACTTTTCCAATAGAGTTTAAAAATTTCATAACTGTTAACTTTTATCATTAACAAAAATAAACTTTTAAAAAAATAAGTCAATAGTAAATACGGGTACTCGGGACGGGAATCGAACCCGTACTGACATTACTGCCAACAGGATTTTAAGTCCTGCGCGTCTACCTATTCCGCCACCCGAGTAAATTAAGGGATAAACCCTTAATCTAACTCGTCGGGTAGTTGTTCGTAATCGGCAGGTACAAAGGCAAAATTTTCTAAATCAATTTGTCCTTTGCCATACGTTTCTTCAATTGTTCTGAAGAACTCGTTTTGTTCTTTTATAAGTTGATCCATAACTTCCATTACTTGACGTTTTAATTCTGTCAAATCTTTTAGTTGTAGTTCAATCTTACCTAAATCTAGAATAACTCCTTGAGTCTTCTGTTGAAACGCTTTAAGGGTTTCGATTTCCTGTTCTGATAGTTTAGTAGCCATAAATTATTCGAAGCATTGAAGCATTTGTGCTTTTGATAATACAGTAAGTTGTTCGTGGTCTTTGATAAAGTTTTTAAGAGTTTCTTTATCTGAAGGATCAAGTTCTAATTCTTCTCCTGCATGTAATTTTAAAGCCCATGCCATGTACTTTAATGCATCCCCCCTACTTGCGCTAGCAAGCATTTGTGCTACAAGTTTACCGAGGTTTGAACCTTCGATGTCTTTACCATCTAAATCTGTGATAGCTTTGTTTAGATTAATTTTTTTCATATAGGTTGGTTTTTAATTTTTTATTCTACTGATTCTTCTTCTAGCTCAGCAAGTCCAAGTTTACCTAATGCCCAGCTTAGTGCATAGGAATCATCTGAACCCCAAAGTGCGTACTCTTCTGTAGTCATATGTAAGTTTCCAACAAGAATACTCTCTCCTGGAATCTCAGTTTGAACTTCATCAATCGCATAAGGAACTGCTTTTTTGAGTTCCCAATAAAAAGTAGGGGCAGCTTCACTAGACTTTTTTAAGTCTATCTGAAGACATTTAAGAGTGAAATACTTAGCAATGCCTTTAGTAGGAATTTCTACAGGTTGAATCTTAATCATAGTACAAATATATTATTTTTTTTATAGTTTTTATCATTTTTACATTGACGAATATCCGTATTCAAAAGGAATCAAATAAACATCTAAAGACCCTGTTGGGTTAATTGCTTTTGACCTGCCGTATGTTTCACCTGTTGTTACAGAAGCAAATACCAAAGAGCCGTCATCAAAAATAGTACCTGAAAATACACCTCCTACACTTGACGTTATTTGTAATAATAGTTGTTCTGTGTTTTGGTTATAAATATCAACAGTTATTCCTGAACCATTTCCTGTATAGTTATATATTTGCCCACTGATAGATATTGTATAACTGTTGGCAATTAAAATATTTGAAGTTCCATATCTACCAGTGTAAGAAGTTCCGCCTGGCGATTCCCAATAAAATCTATAATCCCGATTTATAAAGTTATTGTATAAACCATCTTTAAACGGTTGATTTGTATAATTTTTAATAAATGGCTGTCCAGTAATTGTTGTTATTGTAGTTCCCAATTCAGCATCTGTTAAAATATTATTTTTATACAAATTTAAAGAGGGATATATTCCTGCAATATTCCCAACTTCATTATTTGCATAATCTATTCCAGCATCAAACCTAACTTGAGCGTTAGCATTAAAAGTGTTTATTATATAAGCATTGTCAATGACATATAAACTACTTGAATTTGACAGGTTATAAAAGAAAGACTTAAAAGTATATGTAGGGGTTATTACTGCTGTTCTGCTACTGATAGGATCATTGCTAAAAAAATAACTCCTTACGCATCCGTCCACTCCTTTAGTAGGATGAACGTCTGATTTGTAATTTATAATGTAGTATCCATTTATATTAGTAGCAATTGTTGCCCCACCATCCGTATAAAAGGAAGATAATAAATAATTCAATCCTCTTGTTAGCACAACATTCGCTGTATTAGCATTTGGATTTGCTGCTCCTGTATCAAATCTATGTTGCAAACTATTCATACCACAAAATGCGGAACCACCATCGGTATACGAAGTATCCGCAACTTGCGAATTAATCCTTACAAAAGCTGTGGTTAGTAAGTTATTAGCATTCCAATTTATTCTTAGAGCACTTTGTCGTAATAAAGGATTTGGTTCAAAAATATGCAACAGAGTTGAGGCAGTACTGCTGTTTTGGGCAAAAGTAGTTCCATTGGGTGTAAGTGGAGTTGCTAAAGTCCACGGTAAAATAATCGTATTATTTATTTTAGTAGTAGTGGTCTTATTATACTCATAAGTAACATATAAGTTTATGGGAACATGTCTGAAGGTATTAGCTACGTTAGATCTTAGTTCAAAATTATGAGGTTGACTAGTATCGGGTAAACTTCCTATTGGTATATTCCATATTAATCTATCATATGTATCAGAGTTTTGTGATCTTTCTAATGATCCAAAATTAAACGATGGATTTGTATCAATAGATGCTATCAAAGATATATCTGTTGAACCACCGTATGCCTCATTTCCTTCAATCTCTATAAAATAATCTCTAATGTTTACATTTGATTCAGGTAAAAACCCAGGTGCTAGTGCAGGAAAATTCAAGTTTGTAATAGCTCTTGCACTAAAATTAGATCCATTATTCTCATATCTAAATATTAATTTTGTAGGTACTTCGCTTGGTAAAATAGTAACTATTGCATCTATAATATTAAGATTACTTGTAGGGCCTCCTGAAGCTAATAATCTATTATTTGAATTAACTCTTACAGTAGCTGAAGTTGGTGGCTCTAATGTATTTACTTGAATTCTGACTCTGTAGTCACCACTTTGTGTTAGTGTAATATCACTTAATTTATTTCCATAAGGAATAGTAGTTAAGTCTAAGTCCTCTAATTGAGTTGTATCAATAAATGAATAGTCCAATAACCGAGGAATTTGTTGATTTCCTAAAGTTCCTGGGGCAGTAGTAGCCAAACCTGCAATAGGTGACTCTAAAGGAATTATAACTGTTTTAATGTAAGTAGTATCTGCATCATCGTGCTCATAGGTACAATACAATTTAAAAGATGCATTTTGCATTAAGGTTGTTGTACCTGCACTAGCTAAATAGCTTAAACTAGCAATTATACCAACAGAAGATAAATTAGAAGGAACATTAGTATTAAAAAAAGTAGTAAAATCAAAAGGCCCTCCTACAAAAGATAAATTTTCACCCGATGTACCAATGTTAGGTGTCCAAGTAATTGACGAGGAGATGCCAGTTCCATTAATAGTCAGATCTAATTTTAATGATTGTAATCCACCATCTGTATTAAATACAATGTTATCGTGAAAACTCACTTCAGCATAAACTGATTTAAACACCCTAGAAGAAACTTCAGGAAAATACAAAGTTTTGTTACCAAAAGACGCAACAGTAAATATTCCACCTGAACTGCCGTTTGGAGAACTTTGTGTTACTGAAGGCCAAGCATATATTATTGATTTTGCAACTATTGCCATTATGGATATATTTCAGTTATTAGTTGTAAACTTAAATAAGAAGCATTTGAATTAGTTTCTACATTTATTAAAAACACATCGTTTGGTGAAAATGAAGTTGTCCACCCAGATACATCGTATGAACTTACTAGTTGACTACCAATAAGTTTTGGTTTGTTGCTTGTTGAGATAATACTATTAGATACTATAGGAATTGAATTATTGCTTTTCCATATATCTAAAGTTGTTGTAGACGATACATCAGCTGTTAAAATAAAACCTTTAATTAATCCTGAGTACGGTGTTAAGTATAAACTATTAATTTTACTACCTGTTTTAATAGGAGTAGGTATACTGCCTAGATTAAATGTTATAGTTGATAACAATGTAACACTAGATGCTTTTACTACTAAATCTCCGTCTGTTATTCCACTTTCCCACCAATATTCTACGACAGCCCCTGCTGTAATAATACCTACCGTTCTTCCGATTACTCTAAGTCCAGAAACAATTGCTGCATTCGCTTCAGCTACAGAATTATAAGGACCGTAAGTTGAATCAACATTTGCTGCTGGATTTACAATAAATATTTGGTTTGCTAAATTAAAAGTTGCCATTTTATGTTCCCGATAAAGTTATAGTTGCAGTTAAACCTAGGGGAGTAACTGAAGTAAATGTGTAAACTTTGTAAGAAACTGCTGTTCCTCCTGCATCGTTTACGTTAAATGTAGCCAATACAAAGTTACTTGTAATATTTTCAAGACTCGAAGTAATTACGCTTACCAAATTCCTTGTTGCTGGTATTGCAATGACAAACTTGGTTTGAGTAAATGTTCCTGAGTTAAATGAGTTTGTATCTGTAAAGTTAGACCCAAATGCTCTTACCTCTGCACTTGTTGTTGGTGTAGTAGTAGTTGGTCCAAAAAATTGTCTATATCTTCCTGTAATCGTAGGAGCAGATGTAGAGTCTGTAGTTGTTCCAGCTACTCTTGAGGCATCTAAATTTGTTCCTGCATTTCCTTTGTTATCAAAGTAAGCTCCTGTACCAATTGCGTGAGTTACAGTTACTGCCCAGTTATTTGTTCCATTAACTACTGCTACATTTATTGCTAAAGTACTGCCAGCTTGGTTTGTTGTACTTATGCCTGTACCAGAAAAAGAATACTGAGTAGCAGTACCAACTAGATTAGGACCTGTTGTTCCATCTCCATTTAAAATAGTTCCTCTAACAAAAGTTGCTGTCAAAGTTCTACTCACACTAGTTCCTATTTCTACTATTCCACTACTTCCGTCTACAGCTAAGTTAACTGATTTTGCAGTTTGTATGGAAGCCAATAAGGTAGGGAATAAAATAGTATCTAAAGTTTGAACTAAAGTTTTACTTTTCCAAAAAGAAGCTGGTTGAGCAGTTGCTCCACCTACAGCTACGGAATTAACTCCATCTGCAATTGTTGAGTTATAAATCGTTCCTAATACTGATCCTACCAATTCTAAACCTTCATTAGGATCTATACTTAAAGCATTTTGGTTTTCCCACTTAGTGCCATTATATACTAAAGCTTGTCCTGGAGTTAATGTTCCTAATTGAACATCAGACAAAGAAGATAAAGAGGTAGAAAAAGAAGGTACTCCTGTAATTTTACTCCAAGCTAATGATCCGATCCAACTAGGATTGTTATAGACTTGAGAAGTTTTAACAACATCAATCATTAGTGCAGTAATTTGTGCAGCAAGTGATGTTACGGGATACTTAACAGTCTTAGGAGAATTACCTATAACTACCCCAATTAAGTGGGTAGGCACATCATCTGGTAAATAACTAGTTTTTACAACTTCTCCTGGTATATTATTTAAATTACTCATCGACTGCTATGTAAAAGCCATTTTCTGTTATTAAAGCTATAGAAGGGAGATAAACTTCTCGAAGAACTAAATCTGTAAAAAGTAGTTTATAAGAACTTAATCTTCCTTCAAAACGAAGTGTTCCTGTAGGTCTAATTTCTTTTATTAACTGTGTAGTAAATGATAATGATACTGGTGCTGTTTGGAGTCTCGCAAATAGCCCCTCATAGGTTTGAAAAAACTCTACCTTAACTGGGGAATCCCAAGTTTGAGTTGTTATTACCATTAAATCGTGTGGGTGTATAAAAGTTTTAGAAGAATAACCATTAAAGATTTGGTCTATTAGACTACCTCCATAACCATTACCTTGAAAATTTAATTTTCCACGCACTATACAAATATAATATTTAAAATTAAAAAGTCAACTTACATAACATTCACAATAAGTCCATTTTGTATATCCAAAGTTTGTTGTCCTGGAGGATTTGTAGGTACTGTAAAAAATCCTGTAAAACCACTTGCACCCGAACCATTTGCAGCAGCAGTAATTCTACCCTTACTGTCGATAGTTATATTTGCGTTTGTGTATGCTCCAGGAGTAACAGAAGTATTTGCTAAAGTAACTGTAATAGCCGTAGCACCAGACCCCGTTACATCGCCAGAAAGAGTAATAGTTTGATTACCACTAACTGGAGTATAACCAAGAGCAGTAGTGACATCACTCCCAATTAAGGTTACTGCTCCGACTCTTGTGTTAAAACTAGTTACCAAATTGGCTGTATTAAGTCCTAAAGTCACATCACCTGTTCCTGAGTCAACCCCCGTACTACTGATAGTAAGGGGGGAGTTAACTAATACTTTAGTAATTAACGCTTGAGTTGTAGTAGTAGTATTGATGTCCACTCTACGTACAGATGCGTCTTCTATTAATGTAGTTCCAATTTGAGTTCTAGGCATGATTATTTTAAGTAATTGATTCTAATTTTATCTGTAGCTGTGGGTACAAACAAGAAGTTAATTGTCAAAGGAGCCAAAGTAGTTACAACGTAATCGTTACCTGCCCCTGGCTCCATCAATACACCGTTTAAGTATACTTGTTCTGAACCTGCAATAGCATTACCTGTACAAGAAAAAGTTGTAGCCACCCCGTTAGGAAGCGGAGCTGGGGTTTCTCTCACCACAAAGTTAGTACTATTCATAGTTCCTGCTGGCAAGTCACCTGTACTTAAAGTAGTACCAGAAGTCACACGACCCTTAGCGTCAGTTGTTACTTTGGTGTAAGTACCAGCAGTTCCTACAGAAGCAAGAGTGACACTAATTGAAGTTGTTCCACTACCACTTGCATCGCCAGACAATGAGATTGATTGGTTTCCTGTGATATAAGTATTAGTATCAAGTGCCCAAACATTTGAAGCGGTCTTTTTCAAGAATCCTGAAGTACCAGCCAAGCCAGCGATTGCGTCTAAGTCGGCATCCCACCTTTGTACGTTTGTATCAATAACAAGTCCCAAAGTAGTACGAGCAGAGGCAGCATCAGCATCGTCAATCAAAGAACGACCAAAACTAGTCAAAGCAGACATTGCAAAAGTATCTGCACCTGTAGCATAAATCAATTGGTCAGCCAATGTACTCAAGCCTGCCAACGCAGTTAAGGTAGCATCAAGAGGCTGTTTATTTCCTAACTGAGTGTTGATAGAAGAAGTTACGCCTGCTAAGTAGCCAAGTTCAGTTGAAGTTACAGCAGATACAGCTACTTTTCCAGAACCATCTGAGACCAAAGCACGAGAAACAGTCAAGTTAGTAGTGCTGATTGTAGAAGCACCCCCCGTGATAGCGGCTTGAGCACGAGCGTTGGTAAAGAACAAGTTAGTAGTACCTTCTACTAAGTTATCAGTAGTTCCAGCAACAGCAGAAGTAACCCTACCATAAACGTCTACAGTAACTCTGTTATATGTTCCTGCAGTAACTCCTGAAGTTGCTAAGTCAATGTTATCAGCGTTAACAACAATACGAGAAGAAGATGCTGTTCCTACGTCAAAAGTAAGACCCGTCTTAGTAAGACCGTTACCTGCTTGGAAGTCAGCCGCTCCTGCAAATTGGTTAAATACAATTGCTGATGAACCGATTGTTATAGGACCAGGAGTACTTTGAGTCCAACCAGTAGCTTGTAAGGTAGTTCCTGAAGTTACGAAGTAGAAAGCATTTATTAACTCAGAACCTGCGTCAGAATCTGCTGAACGTGCCCAAGCACCTGCCGCAACATCGTATACACCATTCTGTGTGGTTGTTGTTTGGTTTTTTACAAGTACACGATCACCAGCAATCAAAGCAACACCATCAATAGTCTGTGTACCACTCAATGTAATGTTGGCAGTTGTTGCAGCTCTTACAGCAGTCTTAACGCTCAAACCCTGAGCAACTGAGTCTACATATGCTTTGGTAGCAGCATCTGTTGTGTTAGTTGGGGTACCTAAACCTGTTGCTTTAAATCCTCCAAAGGATTGGTCAGCTGTAAAGGCTACAGTTCCGTCTTTTTTAGTGAAGTTCGCACCATCAGCCAATTTCGAACTAGCGATGGCTGCAGCGGCATCGATGTCAGCATTCACAATCGTGAGGGCATCGAGTTGGGATTTTTTAATTTTAGTTATTGGCATGATGTTTAGATTTGATATTCGATTATAATAAGGTCAGTTGATACTGGGGGGTTTGTGAAAGTTATTTGGTTTGTTCCTGTTTCTATGTAGTCGTATCCTGCACCACGAGTTAGTCTCTGACCATTTAAGAAAACTCTAGTTGTGGTGACAATAAAAGTTGCACTAGTTGTAAAGAGGACGTTTACTCCATTCTTCAATCCTACTATATTGTAATCGTAATCTATTACAAACTGAGCACCTATAGGAGCAGTCGCATAGGTCATCAATCCTGTAGAAGAGTTGTAATAGACTACGTTGGATGTAGATACGTTGGCTAGAGTTGCAGTAAGTGCTCCTTGTACACGAGCAGTTCCGTTTACGTCTAGCTTATATCCTGAGTCTGTGGTCGTTCCGATGAGGACGTTCCTCGATAAAGGAATACGCATAGCTTCAGTTCCATGCGCAAATACAGTTAAAAAATATCCACTTCCATAGGACATCTGAATTTCGCCAGTAGAATCATTTGAATTTAGTACAACAGATCCACCTAGCTGTAGCTTTACTGGTCCGTTGTTTCCAGCACTTCTTCTAAAATGCAAAGTTCCATCTGTACTTGTGGTACTTGTAGCTGTTAAAAAATGCCCGTTTCCAGATGAGTACAAGTTAAATCCAGAATAGCTTCTGAGACCCAAATTCGTTACCCCAGTAAACGCACCATTAGTAAAGGTAGGATTGATGTCTAGTCCTACTAATACGTCATTGTTTGCTGCTGCTACTAAAGTGTTGTTAAAGAAAGCTCCCTGACCTAGTCCACTTTGCGTTACAACAGCTCCCGAGACTATCATTCTTCCAGACGTAGATTGATAAGAAATATGATCTGTTACTCCCACTAAAGAGGTAAGAGTAGGATTATAGTAATATCCTCTAAAAGCTCCACTATGCGTCCCACTTGTATTAATAGTTGGGTTATTATTAATTACAATATAAGTAGCTGTTCCTGAACTATTTTGAAAAGCAGAAGTTATTAGAAACGCTTGTACTGGAACTGTTCCGTTAGTAGTTGTTCCTCCTGTTAATTCAAAGTGTCTATTGTTTGTCGTACTTACTTGAAATTTACTACTAGATGCATTTGTAGTTAGTGTAAGTGTATTACCACTAATACTAAAAATAGCATTACCTACAGTGAATGAATTAAGTATTCTGGCAGTTCCATTAACATCTAAACGATATCCTGCATCGGTAGTGGTATTTATCTGTACATTACCTGTTGATCCTTGTATTCTTAAATAATATGTTTCTGAGCCCGAACCCAAATTATTACTGTTGTAGTTCGACTTACTATCGCCTGCTATGGCAAACCACCCTGAATTATCGAAGTTAAATTCAGCTCCAACAGTACCTGCCAATAATGCCGCAAACTTACCCCCAGTGTCTAAGTTTCCTACTGCTATTGTTGGAGTTGCGCTTCCTGCACCAGAGTTAAATTTAAACTGAGAAATACTTCCAATATTACCTGTTATTGCACCTACAGTAATCGCATTGGTGGTGGTGTTCCCTGCTGTAGTTACCTGAGCTAAAGTGGGAACTGAGACCAAAGGAGTACCTCCGAAGATGGTAGATATGCTTTTATTCTTCCAAAGATCAGTAGATGACTCGTAAACTAATAAATCATTGTTAGCCTCAGAAGTTAAAAGAACTCCGTGTATTTCATCTAGCTCATATCCGTTCTGAATATGAAGAACTATACGACCTGCGGTAGGATGAGACCTAGCAATCCACCCAATAAATACTGCATGGTTAGGTTCAGCAGGAACTGTGCTTGTTATTCCCCCAGCTGTAGTAGCAGATAACCAAACAGCAACACCAGCCGCAAATGCCGAAGTATCTAAATCGTGAAGAGTTCCGTTTGTCGCTACGTATCCGTCAGAGTTATTTGAAATATCTGCTTCAACTATACCTATTGTTTTTGAAGAAGTAGCCTCAGTATGTGCTTGTGCTCTTAAAGCATTTGGTCTGTTACCCGTAGCTCCACTTAAGTAAACAACAGTACCTTTAGTTAAAGTAGTGCCAGTAGAGTTTCTTACTATAATTTCGGTTCTTTCTGCACTATCTACTACTCCGTCATTGTCTACATCGTATGTAGCTTTGTACATATCTCCTCCACCGCCCCCTCCTCCAACAGCTTTCCAGGTTCCGTCGTCAGCCAAGTAAAGATTGCCTGCCCCCGTAGATCCTGTTCCCAAACGATTAGGGTCCATGATTCCCGTAGAAATATGAGCCGCATCTAAAAGTCTATACCCTGCAGCTCCTGGAGTGTTGGCAGGACTTGCATTAACATAACCAGGAGGCATAGCTCCTCCATTAGTTATAAGTGATAATAATTGTTCTGCTGTTAATAAATCTCCAGACATAATAAGTTTAAGTAGATAAAATAAAAATATCTTTGAACTAGCTTGTCAAAAGTAAAATAAAACTATCTTACTCCCTTAATAGGCTAATACAAAGATATAATAATACAGATTAAAGTCAAGAGGTATTACTCCGCTTGTCTGTGCTTGTTAGGTTGTTCCCACCAAAATTTTACAGGCTTCTCAGAATATATTCCTACAAAATCAGATTGAAACTTAGAAGAGTTACTTTCTACTAAAGCCACTGTGTAAATTTTTACTTCTTCAGTAACTTCTTTTAATTTAGAATAAATTCTAGAGAACGTATCACCTGTTTCGACTTCAGAGGACACTACAAAAATTGTAGTAAAAGCCTTAGACTGCCCTACAACTCCCAAAAGACCATCTGATAACATCTTATAGCTGTCTTTTTTCTCTTTAGTGTCGTCAGAATAAGCTGTATCTAGGCCGATAATGTTTATCATTTCCCCGTCTTTGCTTAGGCCGTGCGCCAATCTCAACGAAACAATAGAAGAGTAGTCAGGAGACACGTTAATCACTAACGCTTTAGTAGCAACAAAAGTTTCCTCACTTACTACTTTTTCTTTAATTCTAGAAATCAAGTCCTCAATCAGACTATGTTCTTGCTCATGTGTAATTATCATACTTTTAGTTAGTTTTAAATGCTTATACAAATATAAAGATATTATTTAATTTTTGTATATTTGCTTTATGTTAAACGCTAACATTCCTCATTTTAAGGCTTTAGTAAAAAGGTCTTATTTTACTCAAAACCCAAAGGATGTAGAGTTTGACGATGTATACGTTTTTGCCATTCAGAGCGTGGCAGGGAAAATTCTTACCTTTCATGTAATAACTGATTACGGTATGTTAAGATCACGAGTTCCTATAAGTGAAATCTATATCAAGGAACCTAAAGAAGATATTCCTTTTCACTTTAAACAACTTTGGGATTGCTTTTCAGAGAACGTAAGTGTAATTCATTACGACTTTTTGAGCGAACACAGATGTCAAGTAGTTCTTAAAGACGGGACGATGGTGTGGGCAGCTTACCTCTTTACGATAGATTGGTATAACAATCCTTACAGTGACGAACCTACCGACTACAAAGCAGGACACGTCTTAGTAGCAGATGACGGTTACTTAATGTGCATGCCGAATAATCGCTTATACTGGAAAGACTCAAACTGGATAACTAAGAAATTCCCTATGGACGTAAAAGAAATAAAGGTAGACAAAGAACTCTTAACCGTAGAGAACCAAAGCGACAGGTGGGTAAGTGAAGACTCAGACTCTTATTATTATAATTTAAACAAAGAATAATGTTACTCGTAGAAACATACATAGCAGAATCCCCAGGAAAAGGGATGGGATTATTTTCTGAAAAATTTATCCCAAAAGGTACAGTCATATGGCAATTTGTGGAAGGCTTTGATATTAAAGTCCACCAAGAAAAGTATGAAACACTAACCAGTGTACAAAAGAAGTTTATAGACACCTACTTCTGGAAAGAAGGGGATTACCTATATTCCTCCTGTGACCACTCCAGCTTCCAAAACCATAGCAACAACCCCAACTCAATCGGCTTAGACGAAGATAAAATGATAGCCGCAAGAGACATATTCCCCAATGAAGAAATACTAGTAAGCTATGAAAGCTTTGACGATGACTTTACTCTATATAAAGAAACCCTAAAGTAAACGTTCACCCAAAGTCCTTGTACACGATTTCGTGAAAATCTACCCCCTTGTAAAATAGGGGGTTTTTTGTTTATGCCCCCCCTCTCTCAAAATTTTTTCTAACCCCCCCACCAATTATATCCATGGGAGATTGGGGGTATGCATTTTAAACATCCCCGTATCGCTTCGCCACCGACGGTACCCTCCGTACTTCGTTGGCAACACACCACTAAATATACATAGATATGGACAAAACCACAAAAACAGTTGTTACCCCTGCGAGTCAGGCGTTCAACATCCTCAATCTTGCAAGCGCAAGCATCAATCGTGCTACCTCTCTCGAGAACATCAGCGTTGGCGAGTCAATCACAGGTACTCTTGTTAACCTTCAACAGATGCCTCCCATTGACGGCAAACCTGTTTGTCGAATTTACGTGCACTGTCACGAGTTCGACGTGCGCTTCAACGCTCTCCTCGACGGTACCCTTAGCGAAAACATTTCGCGGAAAAACGCCGACATCGACCTCGTCTTCCGCGGCATCAACAACGTGCGCGGTACTTCGTATCCCAAGTTCTCCGTGTTGTTCTAACGCGGAGTACTTTCTCTCCGACATCTTCTCGGCAAGCCTCTTCGCGGGGGCCTGTCGGGGAGATGTTTTGGGGGGATATCTCTTCAAAGTGACAGTGAATGTATCGAATACTAAAATATTCTGTAGTAATTTACTGTAATTTAAGGGTTTTGTTTAACTTTTGTGGTCTCAGCACGGTAATATTTGTGACCTCTGTCTGAAAAAGTTAAACAAAATGATAGAATACTATCACTCTTTTGTTTCTTTTTATCTTGTTTCTTTGAATTATCTGTGGATGTATCGGAAAAGTATGCATCGAAACAACCCAATATCGGCACGTGGATGTATCGAACATACATTTACTCTAAACAATTGTAAATTAACGAGTTGCAAGCGCAACAAAAGGGGGGTCTAAACCTCTCCACCTTTAATCTGTTCCATCTAATAGGCTATAACCGATTGGTATGAGGATTATATAGCATTAAGATTATTAAACTAAAAACTAAACCACTAAAAAATAAACTATGAAAAACACTAAACTTATGGTAATGGTTGTCCTTACCTTTATTATTACTTGGGTACTATTGGGTACCTTGTCATTCCTTCTAAGCGATTCTTCCCTTAGAGATTGTTTAACTGAGAATGGATTGATATTCTTCCTTATTATGTTTGGTTGGATACCTTCTGTTGTAGTAGGGTGTGACTACAATGAAAAGCTAAATAAAGAAACTGATGGACAAGTCTATTAAGTATCTTACCTATCTCCTAATACTGACGAGCATTGTTTCGTTGGTATTAGGGTATTTCTATCCCGATAGTAAGCAAATTTTCCTATTGCTTTCTTTGGTAGGATTGATTCCCAGTATATGTGTACTGATTCTTATCGATAAACCAACTAAGGGGGCTTAGGCTCCCTTTACTTTAAACTAAACTAAAATACAGATATGGAAAACACTTTTCAATTAACCGATGAACATACTACTATGTTAGATAGTATGAATGATGAACTTAAAGCCGCAGCTAAACAAGTTGTTGATACTCTTGGTTACTATCAATCTATTCAGTTCTTTATGGATGAACTTGATATGGACGAAAGTAAAGCAAAGCTATTAGCTGATCTTGGATGCTATGTAATTGACTAAGGTATGAATAAATTTATAGTATTCTCTACCTTAAGCCAAGCAAAGAACTTCATTAAGCGAAACCTTCCTACTCAATCTTCTAACGATGGGTGTGGGTGTTGCTATAGTGATTCCTATCCCTTGATTCAGGGTAAGCGAATCGTTTACTTACAGCAGTATTGTTCTGTAGGTAATCTAACTACTCAAGTAACTGTCATTGGCAGATACAAAAGATAAACATTCTACTGGCTATAGAGTGTAGATAATGTCGTGATTGGCCACACGTCAAGGCAAATGAAGATGTCTTCGAAATACAAAGAGGTTTCTAAAGGGGGTTAGTGAACTAATGATCTAATCCCCCATCTTTACTTTATACCTAAGGGTATAATACTAACTAGTATAAAACAAACTAAAACTAAACTAAATAAAACAAACTTAAAATTGCTACATCATGAGACCAAGAATCACCAAACTAAAGCAAACATCAGAGAAGGTTTCTCTAGATCATTTGCGTGCTTTCCAAATCAAAGCAAGAAACTACGAACAAATCAAAGACAAACTTAAAGAGTATGAAAGAATCCGTCATCAGGAAATCATTCATATGTTTAAGACTATGTCTTACAACACAGAGTTAAATGAAAGACGAGACTGTCGTCAACTTTCCAAAGTATCTACCAAAGAAACTATTATTAATGTTAATCGCACTGTCGTTGTGCCTACATCCTATCAAGTGATGAACGATGCTGTCTTGGGTATGTACAGAGTGGGAAAGAATTTCGTTAAGCGAAAAATCAGAAGGCCAGAAGTCGTGCCTGTAATCGACTGGAACACATTATCAATTATCTAACAAACTAAAAAACTAAAAAACAATCATGACAAACTTAACTTACGATCAACTAAAAAACACCAACCTTGCATTCGCTTCTAAAGCCTACCGTAACGGTGGAGACAAAGCACCTATCACAGTAATGTTCGAATGCTATCTTCCTGTTGCACAATCTGCAAAGCAACGTATGATTTCTCGTGCATTGGGTAGCAATATCCTTTCACGTAGAACATATAATTTACCTTACAAAGAAGATAAGTTTTTACAAGACTTCGGTATGAATCCTGATACTATCACAGGTGCTTACGATAAAGCAGTTGAACTTAACGTATCTGTACGTGATCTATACGGAGAAGACTTAATTATTCGTCGTATTGATTCAACAGATGACTCTGCTGTTAGAGACGAAGACGGTAAGTTAAAAGCAGGATGGTCTGTGAAGACAGTTAACGGTGTGGAATTGACTTACGAAGGTGCACTTATCTACAGCACTACAGACTTCGGTGATGTAGGCGAAGGTGATGTACGTTTGAAGCAAGATCAAACACCTGAAATGCTTAACGCTCCTTTGAAGAAGTCACTTACTTCTATTAAAGAGAACACAGTAAAGGCAGCAGTTCAAGAAGAAGCACCTTTCTAAAAGTAACCTAATAACATAGTGGGGGAGAAATCTCCCACTATTTTTTAATTAAACTAAATAAAAAGTGTATGAATAACTATATTGCTATTAAAGAAACAACCCGTGGATTTTCTAAAGAATTCATTGATCAAGGATTTTGTCTAACTCTAACTAATGGAGTTTATGTAAGCGTTAAATTTGGATTTGGTTCTTATTCAGACGAAGGTAAATCAACTGCAGAAGTTGCTATTATTGACAACGAAGAAAGTTGGTACATTTTTAATGACGGACAATTATTAAAATCTGATGGAACTGACATCAATCCTCGTATAACTACTGATGAATTAGTAGATATATTAGTGCTTGCTAAAGCACTTTAATTTATGGCCCTTTCGTCTAATGGTAGGACAACAAGATTTCATCTTGGAGAAGGTTGGTTCGAATCCACCAGGGGCTACAAAAGGTTTTTGCAATTGTACCTTACACTGTAGAGTGTATTAATCAATCTGTATTTAGTGGTGTAGTAAGGGGTCAGAAATGGCCCCTTTTAAATTAAACCTATGATAGACACACATAAGAAACACATTAAAATAGCAGTGTATGATTCGGAGAATCAAGTGCTATTGCTTAACATTACTTCCGACTTAGGAAATGTAACTGAATTAATTGTCGACTCTGACTCATTCAATCGTTGGATGGAAGGCGATTTGATTCAACGCTGTTTGCCAGAACTTGATATAGTAACAAGAGAACTGTTAATATCAGGTATGGATCCTATTACACAAAAAGAAATTTTCGCTTAACTAAAACTAAACTAAACTAACTAATAATCGAACTATGAAAAATTCACAAGCAACAATCGAAAAAATTGAAAAAACAACCAAAGCATTGAAGTCTGTCTTTTCTAAAGAAAGAAAGGCTAAACGTAATGCAAAAGTGAATCTTGAGTCAAGAAAGACAAGGATTACACTAGCTGACAAACTTTATTTTGAGTATCAAAAACAAATTGCTCAAGACATTAATTACCCTTTGAAGAATATGAAGTTCATATCTTCTGAAATTCCTTTAGAGTTTCTAGATAGTCTTAACAGAGACGTTATCGCTTCACATAGTGGTAAGCTAGGAAAGTCTATGACTTTTATGGGAAATATTCGTCCCATTGTAGTTACTAAGATGAAGTATAAGTTTAATTCTTACAAGTATTATATTATTGATGGTCAAAATGCTTACACAGCTTTAAAAAGTCTTGGTGTAACAGAGATACCTGTAGTAGAAGTTCCTGTTAGATCCCTTGAGTCATTAGTTGAGACCATTGCTTTATTAAATGCTTCTTCAAAGTCTTGGACTCTTAAGGATTATGTAATTGCTTGGTCAAACATCCACGAAGATTACAATGTACTTAATAGTTTGTACGAAAAGTATGATATGGAGTTAAGTATTATTGCTGCTATTGCTACAGGTAGCACAGTAGCTAACGCTTCACCAGGTACAAAGCTTATTAAGACAGGTAGATTTAGAATCTTAAATCTTGAAGAGACAGATCAGAAACTTTCTGACATCAATGAAGTTCTTAATGTATTACCTCGTATGGATAGAGCAGCTAACCGTTACTTTATTCTTTCTCTTCTTAATGTGTTTAATGAAATTACCTACACTCGTAAGCATCATAAGCAACTTTTGAAATACGTGGAAGGTAACAAAGAAACGCTAAAGTTTGCGTTAAATAACGTGAATGAGTTGAAAGAATACTTACTTCGTGCTTTTAATTAAGAAATAAATTAACTATATTAGTGAATATTTAACCAACAATAACATCATATGTTAATCAACATTTTTAATTACAAAGGCCATATCATTTGTATCAGAGCATACAACGGTCTATACGAAACAATAGTATCAGGAGATACAATTTATCGATCTTACGAAGAATCCACTGCTGTTCAAAGAGGCAAGGAATTTGTAGATACTCTACCTGAAACTCCTTCTTCTAAACTTTAATTTTTATTCTATGTTTATTGAATTAACAAAAAATCTCGAGCTAATCAAGCAACCCAACTACAAGAGAATGTTTAAAATCTCTCTATGGGTAAATCTATTCCTAATAGGTCTATTTGTAACTAGTTTTATCAGACCAGTGAGAACTATCTATCGAGTTAAAGAAAAGATAGTAGAAAAAATGGTACCTGAAGATATTACTTTGACTGACTCCGCTATATTGGCGGAGTTGGTTAAGGGTAATTGTATGCTTCCTAACGTCGCTATGGCGCAATCAAAGTTAGAAACAGGTCACTATAAGTCTGAAGTCTGTAAGCAAAACAAAAATCTATTTGGAATTAAAAAACACAATTGTAAATATGTTGCAGGTGATAATCTTAACCACGCTAGTTATAAAACTTACAAGGATAACATAAAATGTTATTTACATATTCAAGAACATTATCTTAAAAAAATAAACGGCAAATACGCTTCTGCTCCTGAATATATTAACAATTTAAGACTTATCAAATGAACAGAGAAGAGATACAAGCAACTGCTCTCAAAGCAGCACTAGGTAAACAGCGTGCAGGATTAGATATTTCTATGGGTGTAGGAAAGACTTATATTGGTCTTCAGTACCTAGACAATCTTTTTAAAGCCGCTAATAAACCTGATGTAAAGTTTTTGATTGTAGCACCTAAAAGAGATATTTTTCAATCGTGGAAAGATGATATGGAAAAATTTAAATTATCTTATTTAAATGACCATGCCACTTTTAGTACTTATTTATCTCTTACAAAGCATCGTCCAGAGCATTACGACATCGTAATTTTGGACGAAGCTCACAATACTAAATATTCTCACGAAGAATTTTTAGGTGAATTTACGGGGAGAATCTTAGGATTAACAGGGACTCCCCCTAAATGGGAAGATTCTGAGAAAGGAGAAATGATGAATGATTACTATCCTGTTGTATTTTCGTACACAGTTGATAACGCAGTAGATCATGGTATTCTTAATAACTATTCTATATTTATTCATAATTTGTCTCTTAGCCAGAGTAAAACTATCAAGACACCGCAAGGCTGGTATGTTAGTGAAGAAAAGCAATATTCTTGGATTTCGAGCAAAATAGCAAATGCTAAGACAGATAAAGAAGCATTTTTTGCCAGTATACAAAGAATAAATTTCCTTAAACAGTTTCAGACTAAAGAAGACTACGTAAAGAAAGTTTTGACAATCATTCCTCCAGGAGAGAAATGTTTAATATTTGCTAATACTACAGTACAAGCAGATAGAATTTGTCCTAATTCACATCACTCTAAACGTAAATCAAATGACTTGGAATTATTTAAGAAAGGAACTATCACTCAATTGTCTTGTGTAGAACAATTAAGCGAAGGTGTTACTATCCCAGGATTAAAGCACATTATTATTATGCACTCTTACGGTAATGAAAAGCGTGCTTCACAAAAAATCGGAAGAGCACTTAGACTTAACCCTGATGATCAATCTCGTATCCACGTACTATGTTACGAAAATACTGTAGATGAAAAATGGGTAGAGTCTGCTTTAGAAGGATTTAACCAAAAGAAAATATTTACAGCTAAAACTATTTAAACTATTTAAACCAACTAAAAACTAAAACTATGGGACACGGAGAAATTCCAATTACAGAAGAAGCCTTATTGGCTATGGACTTTGAAAAAATTACAGTAACTAAAGAAGAGTCAGGTAACGAAGAAGATTATTATTACTTTAGCTATCGTATTTCTAATAATGGGCAACTAACACTATTGTGTGACCCAGATGATGGTAATCCTTTAGTAGTAAAATTATTGGAAGTACCTGATTACGAGTTTACCAAAGTTGAACCTCTTATTGTTTTATTAAACATCATTGAAGATAATCGAGTAATAGAAAAAATATGAGCAATCATTTAAAAAATGTTAGAGAGTTCGATGAACTTTTAGCAGAGCTAGACTTAATGATTAAAAATGATTTTTTGAAATTTAGAGAAGAATTATCTAAATTAGCGGAAAATTACGGTCTAAATACTATATTTGAAAGTGAAACCATGGAAGACTCTCAACTGGAGTCTTTAAACTCTATCAGTGAAAATAAAGGAGCAATACATAATGACACAAGTCAAGTCTCTTCAGGGGAAAATAACTCCTGAATTTATCGATTATTGTAATGTAAATAACATAGATCTGGTTAAATGGTATCGTTGGCAATTACATTTAATTTGGGAACAAAGAAGGATACACAGACACTATAATAAAACTTTATGTACAAACTCATCTATCAAGAATTAAAAGAAAAAGTAGAAATTTTACAAGTATCAGTTAAATCTGGAGACTCTTGGGAACTTTTAAAAGATCAAGAAATTGTAGAAAAAGTAGAGAAAGCTTTTCTTAAAAACAAAATGCCTCGTAATAATGTTAAAATTGGGTACGGAGAAGCTGTCTATTCACCAAATATGAACTACATTACAGGTAAGTTTGAGATAGTTGAATAAATCTATTTTACTTTTTTTTATATTTCTTTATATTTGAATTATACAAAAACAATATTATGACACGCTCAGAGTTTATCTTCATAAGTATTTTAAGAGATTTTGATTTAGATTTTGCAAACGAACCTTATGATGTTCAGTTTGATTTAGGACCTAAATTTTATAAAAAGTTTCTTAAAAGTGAATTCAATGATCCTACTAAGTCAGAGGATGAAAATATTGAAAAATATTTAACCCTTGAGTACATTGACGAAGATATCGACGTTATTGACGAAGACTAATTAACTAAAAACTAAACAATCTAAAGGGGGCTTAACAGTCCCCTTTTTTAATTTAAAAAAACTATGGGAATGGACATTTTTGGAAAGAATCCTACATTGGTAGGAGTAAAACCTGAAATAGATTTTGTTACCGCTTCGAAGGAAGCGAAGGAAGAATATTTTGCTGAAATGGATAAATGGGAAAGTAATAATCCTGGTTATTATTTCAGAGCTAATCTTTGGTCTTGGAGACCAATTCAGATGATTATTAATCAAGTAAATCTAAATAAAGATTTAGGAATAGACACTAGTGAATTTGGTTACAACAGCGGAGCGGGGTTAGATACAGCAGAAGAATGTATAATCTTGGCAGATGCTCTTGTTGAATTTATGGAAAATGCAGAACTAGATGATTCAGATGATAGAATTTATTTATGTTTAGGTATGTGGGTTAGTCAAGAAGGTGGACTCAGTGTACCAGAAGAAATTACAGAAGATTTAAATAAACAGTTTTCAATGGGTAAACTTATTCAGGGCGGAGTAGTAGGTAGCGATGGTAATTTGTACTATCCTGCTTGGAGTACAAGTAATTCACATATGAGAGAGTTTATTACCTTTTTACGCAATTGTGGAGGATTTCAGATATGGTAAGAGGGAAATTCTATAAGCCAGTTTCCCCGAAAGAAAAAATAAAAAACTTTTTCTTAAGTTTATTATTTTGGAAAGGAAGAAAAAAGGGTATGATTCACACTATGGATATCAAGTGGTCTCATATTAGAATAATATTCTATCCAAAGCATTTCCACGAAAAGTATGGCTATTTAGGATCTGTTCCCCATCACCCAGAAACTGATTACTTTAAAGCAATTTATCCTCTTATTATTTTAATGGACCATGAAGCAAAGCCAAAATGGTGTCCAAGATGGTTCTTAAGATTCCTCCATTTGTTTGGTAACGATAATTCTATTGTAAGAGTCAGAAACTTTACTTTAAATAAATTATTCTCCAGACTAACAAAAGGTATCAGTATGTGGGACTATAAAACAAAGTGGCACGACTATGACCTACGCATATCAGTTACAGGCAACCAAATGATCCAAGACCTCGCAGACGACATAGAGTCTTGTTTTTACCGTAAAGGTAGAAGAAAAGAATTACTTGAATCTTTGAAAAGTTTTGCATCAGCAGAAGGGAGATTTAATCAATGGTCTTCTCTATGTGAATTAGAAGCATTAGTACGTACAATTATCGAAGAACAAACTGAAAACTAAAACTATGACAATACAATCATTTAGAAACGCAGAATTAGACAACGTAATCCTAGAGATAGGAGACCAAGACGAGTGGAAGCAGTTAGCTGCTGAGATGGGCTTAGAGAAGCAAATGGAGTTTGTACAACAAGCTAAATCTCCTCTACCTTACCCTTATATGAATCAAAGTATGCAAAACATCTTTGGTACCTTGTGTGGGTCTAAAGTAGACTTTAAAGAGTATTCAAAGACTCCTATGCCTTTAGAAGTTATGAGAGAGTTGGCTTTTTGTAAATCTGAAAAGTACTTTAACGATATCAAGATTTGGTACGATGATAAAACTCCAGATCCTATTGCTGTAGGAACTTGTATAAGATTCTCTGCTACTTACTACAAAACCCAAGAAGATAAAGACAGAGGCACTTGGCAAAACAGAGAAAGTACTCCTTATGACTTTACATCTAGAGAGCAAGCAAAAGACTATGTTGAAACTATGGGCTTTGTATTTAACGACACTAGCAACCAAACCAATCAATATCTTATCGCTCGTTGGGCTGATGAACTTAGACCTATGGAAGAGTTAAAAGCACTAGCATTAGACAGACTTCAAGACAAGTATGTATCTGAATGGAACAAAGCCATTAAAGAGCTTCAGTCAAAGGTAGCTACAGCTAAAGAAACTCTTAACCTTTTCTTGATGGGAGAAATCTCAGAGTGGGATCTTCGCAGAAATCTTTAATTGAGGTACACCTTCAGCTAAAAAAGTTAAAATTCTAGCACAATGCATTACGTATTTTGAAAAATAATAACTTAATTTGAAAAGTTAATGCGAGTTGGTGTAATGGTAACATATTGGGCTCATAACCCAAAGTTCTAGGTTCGAGTCCTAGGTTCGCAACAAACAACCTGTACCCTTGAAAAACTCGTATTTAAAGATAAGCAGGTTGGCTTCGAAATAAAAGGGTATTAGAATAAGAAGCAAACATAAAAGTAGAACTATGATTAACAAACAAACGTCAGTTCAATTACTATTTGAAAAGCTTTGGGATGAACCAAAAGACAAATTTACTTGGAATGCTATACTAAAAGAGCATCTAGAAATGCATAAGCATGAAATAATGGATGCTAGAAGAAACGGCTCTTATAAAGTCACTGAAAAATATGGTGAAAAAAGAACCAACATACAATACTACAACGAAACCTACGGAGGTAACAAATGATGCAAACATTAGCTACAATATTAATCTTATCTTTGATTTGGCTTTTAGCCCTAGCTTATTCTAAATATCGCAACGACAATTTTAACCCATACAAATAACATATGATAATTAAGTGGAAATACAGACCCTCAGGGGAGTGTCCAGTTGAATCAGAAGGTTGGTTCTTAGGATACTATTTTTATTTTAGAGCTAGATACGACTCTGCTACTATTGAATTTAGCCACTCAAAAGAATTTTGGGATAATGATCTTCTTCATGCTCGATATACTCTTTTTAGAACTGAAGGTCAATATTCTGCTGGCTATCTTCGTAATTGGTTTTGTAAACTATTAATTTACAAAGGATGTTTTAAATTTTTACTAAAAAGAAATAAATACAAAATACTTTAATTTATGAGACTCAAAAATGACCAACAGCCTAAAGTGCTGTTAACAAAAAACGAAGAAGGAGAACTTGTAATCGACCCTGATTTTCTAAAAGTATTCCAAGAAGAAAAAAAATTCTGGAAACTTGTTAGAGAAAACGATGGTTTAGAGAATACCTCAAAAGATGTTTTATGGATTGAATGGAATTCAGACGGAACATTTAAAGAAAAATTCTCAGAACCTGCAGTCGGTAGATCTTTGCTCATGTCTCCATTTAATCAATTTTTTACTTGGCAGACAACTACTATTACTGAGATAATCGAAGAGAAAGAAGGTTATCTTAAATTTAAAACAAAAAATAGTAACTATGAGCTCAGTAGAATACAAGAACAGGTATAACGATATTTATACTTTTAGTAAAACTGAGGACGGAGACGTTCTATGGAAAGGAGACTTCAGATGGTGCAGAAATGCGTGGGCTAATGACTATAACAAAGCCTACGAACAGTACCTAAAAGATGAACCTAACCCTATTTCTTTTGAAGACTTCCAAGTAGAAGTACACAATTACGACAAAACTACTTTTGAGCCTAGCTTTATAGGTGAAAAGTATCGAATGTTAGTATTTTCTGACATGACTAAAATCCATATGGTAGATCCTTCAGGTGGGCCTTACATAGAAGAAGGTATGCATTTAGGAAGATTACTAGGAGAAGAATTTCAAAACATGATTGTAAATGGATTTGAAAACATTGAAGGTGGCTGGAAAATCTTAATTAAAAAGATCTAAAATAACTTTAAACTAACTAACGAAAGGCTGCCTATATGGTGGCCTTTTTTATTTAAGAAACTAATCGAAAAACTATGCCTTTAGAAACAACAAGCTTGTCCGAAATATCTATGAGTATTTTGGACCCATTTTCCGATGAATTCCTCTTCAAAGTAGCAGAAGTAAATGAAAAACTTGCTACGATAGAAGAAAACACTTTTAATAGCTCTAAAGTAAGAAAGAAGCGAGCTATTACTCCAAAATTTTATTTAGACAAACCTTTAATTAAAAGGTTAGAAAAACTTAAAAAAACCACTGAAGACACTGACGTATTAAATATTATAGATGCTTTGTTGACAAAAACAAGACAAGAAAACAGCAGTATAAATTACTTAGGCTTATCAAGAGATGACTTTTCTAAAATTTCTTATATGGATACAGCTCGTGTTGACAGGTTCAAAGATGAAACTTTCACAAAAGTTTATCTTAAAAGTGGTGCAACTATTAAGGTACATAGACGAGTAAGAAGATTTAATTACTCAACTAGAGATTACTCGGAAATCGAAACATATGAAAGTTTAAAAATAACCTCTAGTAGGGTAGGTACTCCTATAGTTTGTGAAAAATCAGAAGATGGATACTATGTATTACCTCCAGAAGCAAGAGTTAATTTTTATAGCAGAACCCTGATAGGTGTTTTACAAAGTACAATACTCCAAGACGGTCGAAATGTACTTCACTTTGAAAACAGAATATATAATGCTTTATCTACTACTTTCGAGGTAGACTTAGTACCTGTTACCCAATCTATGCTTTGGAACCCCGATAGAAGATATCACTCTAGTGTGGGCAAAGTCGTTAGGAAAATCTTCGGAAATCAATTTAATGATAATGCAATCTGTAAGTTTGCTGAACAGTACTTCCAATTAATAGTAGTTAATGATAACAACTATGATTTAATTTTTGCTGAAGGTACCGATATAAGAAAATACTATCATCAAGATAGTTATTTACCTGCAAATAGCTCACAGTTGTGGAATTCTTGTATGAGATATCAGCAATGTAGAAATTACTTCAGAATGTATGAAGAAAATCCTAATTGTAAGTTGGCTGTATTACTTTATAAACCTAAAGGCGGTACTCAGGCCTTAGTATCTGCAAGAGCACTTATTTGGAGTAACCAGCAAGGTAACTTTGTTGATCGTATATACTTTTATAACACTAAATCAGAAGCAATTATGAAAAATCAATTGCTCTCAATGGGTTACAAGAGTATGCGTGAAGGAAGAGTAGGCTATTATAATAATGTACCTGTGGAAATTAATGCACCTATAATGGATACTTTAATAGAAGAAAATGCAGAATTTCCTTATGTAGATAGTTTACGATACTATGATCCTGCTAGAAAAGTGCTTACTGCCGATACTCCTCCAAGTAATGTATACGCTTACTTTTCACAAACAGGCGGAGGCTTCGATAGCAGGGGTATAGATAGAGCCCCTGTAGAAAACGAGTCTGAATGTGGTGCTTGTGGTCGTCATCTACACGAGGATGATATGTATTACATCGAAAGAGGAAGAGCTGAAGGAGAATATCATTGCGAAAACTGTGCTGTTTGGATAGACGGAAGAGATATCTATGTAGATGAGAGAGATGCAGTAAGAGATTTATATGACGAATACATTTATGTAGACGATGCTGTCTCTTTATGTAATGGTTTATTTATGCATCAAGATTGTGCTGACCTTGCAGAGTATGAAAATAACTATGGATATTTCTCTACAGATGATAACAGATTTGCATATTCTGAAATTGATGGAAAATATTACCATCCATCAGACCCATTCTTATTGTCTTTAACTATAGAAACAGAACAAATCGAAACACAAATCGAAACACAAATTGAACAAATTAACGAAACAAACCATGAAACAAACCAACCAACTAACACACCTACCTATGGAGAATCTATCTCCTGCGCAACCTCAAATACAACATCAATTACAATTAACACCAACGGCTCAGTCAACCTACTCGACATCCTCTAACTATAAAGCAAGAAGAGATTACAAAGAGGTGGAACACGAGAACTTAATCGTAGAAGATTTTGGAATTGATTTCAATTTACTTTCGAGCATTATGTACCAACAAGCTCCTACAGGAAGTAAATACGAAGCTGTTAAAAAAGATTTTCTAATCAATTTACTTGAAACTACATTAAGTGATGTAGAAATTTATGAAAAAGAAGGTAATATTTATGCAATTAAAGGAAAAGCAGATAATTATCCTACTATCGTAGCTCATTACGACACAGCTCAAGAGTATCACCCTGGCTTAGAGATTATCGTAAGAGGTAGTTGGATGTTTGGCTTTGACACAGTAGAGGCTGAACAATGTGGTATTGGTGCCGATGACTCTGTAGGTGTTTATTTTGCTATCGAAATGCTTAAGCGTCTTGATGTCTGTAAAGTAGCTTTATTTTACGGTGAAGAAAGAGGGTGTATAGGTTCTGGCAAATGCGATATGGACTTCTTTGAAGATAGTTCTATTGTAACACAGCTTGACAGACGTTCTTACACCAACGACTTTATTAATTACACTAATGGTGTTACTACTTTTAATAAAGAACATTGTAAAGCTATTACTCCTTTACTAGAGAAATATGGTTATCATCTTAATTCAGGTAGTTGTACTGACGTAGGCAAACTTCGTCAAAGAGGACTAAAAGTATCTTCACACAATTTATCCTGTGGTTATTTTAACGAACACACTGACAGAGAAATCATCCATATTCCAAGTATGAATAATGCTTGCATGTTAGCTTATGAATTACTTAACAAAGTTTATTCTGAAAACCTTGTATTTACTTTTCCAGAAGAAGTTAAAGTAAACTATTCTGATTCTTGGTCAGGTAGTGTAGATTTAGATTATTCTTTTTATAGTAAAAAAACGGTGTTCGAAGATGATAATGAGTTGGATTCTTGGAATAATTCATTTAAAGCTACTTCTAGTGTGTCTGAAGGAGACGGTTATGAGTGGGATAGATATTGGGGAGTAATGACTAAAAATGGAATGATAACAAGTAACTATTTCAGAGATTTTTTTCCTATTCTTGAAAAAGAAGAACTCTTAGAAGAGTTTGGATATCTTTCAAGATCTGAAGAAAAAACTCTAGAACTAGTAGAAGCTGCTCTAGTAGATGCTGTATTTTATTCTTCGTTCTTTGAAAAACACTATTCTACATTTCAAGACATAACAGAAAAAACTAATGTAGAAATAAGAGAATGCATTCAAGCAGGCGAATGTCCTTGCTGTGGAACAAGAGCGAATAATCTTCAATATCATCCAGAAATGAATGTAACCGAGTGCATGTATTGTGGAAGTACTTATTATGTGGATTTCGACATGATGTCGATTGAAGATTTACCTATGGACAGAGGGCAAACTTTTGTACTTGACAAATAATAATTTAGGGGGAGCTAATAACTTCCCCTTTTTATTAATCTTTATTGTATTGATAATTAATAACTTATATGACAAATAATAATAAATTTATGGAATTTGAGTGCTACGGAGAAAGTCTCTCTACTCATCCTGACTATTTACAAATGAAGAAGACTTATGAAGAAGATTTATTGTTAATAAGTTTAAACGAAGAGTTGGAAATATCACAGCAAACTGCTAAATTTGTATCCCCCGTTTCTGAAAATCCTCTCAATGTGGAGATTACAGAAACTAAACTAACCAAAAAATTAATCAATGAAAAGAACATTTTATGAAATTCTATGGGCAGTCTGTGAAGTAGAAGGAAAAATTGATGAATGGATTAAAGGTGGTATCCTACTTAGTAATGGCACCAAATATTCATGGCATCCCTCTGTATTAGACTTATGTGATGCAAGTGAAATTATAGGAGAACTTGTAATTAAAAACACTCCTAAAATTAATGAGGAAAAGAAACAAGAATTTCTAAACACTCCTCCAACTGAGTTTATAAGGAAAAATCCTGAACAGTTTATCAGAAGTAAGAAAGAATCAACTCCTATTGAATGGATTGAAGAGTTTATTCAGAAGTTTAGTCTTAAAAATACAGGTATTGCAGGTAAAGCAAGTAGCAAACCAGGAGTAATTAAACGAATGGCAAAGTTTCTAGCTGACACAGATTATACCAAAGAAGAAATTCTTGGAGCAACTGACTTGTATATTAACACTCTTAAAAGACAAGGTTCTATACGTTACATGAGAGACTGTATTTACTTTATTAATAAACGTATTGAAGGTATAGATGTAAGCGACTTAGAAAAATGGTGTGAAGAGTACCGTAACAACGGTGGAAGTAAAAATGATTACAGCTCTAAAACTATTTTGTAAGTACTTATGAACTTTCAAGAGTTAATTTCTACAGTTGAACGTAACAAGAATATAAAAGAACTTGGGGGGATTACTTCTATATTACCTCCGTTTCCACGACTTGCTACTAGGTATGGTGGATTCACTAAAGGTTCTATCACAGCTATTACAGCTTCTTCAGGTGTGGGTAAAACAAAGTTTGTAAAGTATTTTACAATCTTAAATATCTATAAGCAAACTTTTAACACGCCTATTCAACCTAAAATTTTCTACTTTGCTCTAGAAGAAAGTGCCACTGACTTTTGGCTTTCATTTATTGCTATGTTTCTATATGAGAAATATAAAATAACAATAAGTGTTACCCAACTTAAGTCTGTTGGTTCATTCACAGTAACAAACGAGTTAATGGCTAAAATTAAAGAAGCTGAAAAATTTATTCAGAAGTTACAAGACATCGTAGAAGTGATAGACTATGTTAGAAATCCTACAGGTATAAGAAAGTATATTAATAATTACTTTGACAATCCTGAGATTGGAACTATTATTAAAAAAGAAATCGAACCAGGTAAAGAAATCCCTATCGGCTACAAGTATAAGTCAGAAGATACTTGGGTATTTTTTATTCTCGATCACATCTCCTTGGTATCTAACGAAGTAGCACCAGACACAAAAATGCGTTTGTCTTCTTATCAAACCTTTGACCATGTAGTCAAAGATATTATTCTAGAATTATTTTCTAAACGTTACAAGATGGCTAGTATTGTTGTTCACCAACAAACTCCTTCATCAGAACGAGCACAATACACTAATAAAGGTGCCTTGATTGAAGAAATGCTTGAACCGTCACTGGAAGAACTACATTTAAATAAAGGAGTACATCAAGACTACGAAGTGGTTTTGGGACTATTCAATCCTGCCAGACACAACATAGCAGCTCATAGTGGCTATGATGTATCTCTTCTTGGACCTAAGTATAGGTCTCTTATGTTTTTGAAAGATCGTCACTATGGATTAGAAAGAGCTAGCATAGGTTTATATTTCAATGGAGCGAATGGAGAATTTGAAGAACTTCCACGTCCTGAAGAAATGAATAAGCCAAGTGGTAATTACTACGAACATTACAGAAACAAATAACTTATTAACTATGAACAAAGAATTAGATATTATTTTAAAAGAAATGTGCGATAGAGTGGGAGTAGCATTTGAGGATGTTGACTTTCAAGAACATAATTGGTTTACTAAACACAGGTGGACAATACATCAAGAAGAAGATTTTTTAAAATGGCTAACCAATCATTTATATGAGAATAAAGAAGCAAGAAGTGTTATCTTGAGAATTACTAGTAAAAATAAAAAACTATGTAAACAAGGAGCTCAAGCTTTTATTTTTAATTACGGTTGGTCATATAAAGAATCTGAACTAACAGAAACAACAGAAACAATAGAAGAAAAAAACTAATATGTCAAGTAAATTAATCGCAATCGTAGGCCCTAGTGGGACAGGAAAATCAACCTCAATTAAAACCTTGAGTCCAAAAGAAACTTTCATCATTAACGTAGCTCGTAAAGAACTACCATTTAAAGGTGCAGAGAAACTTTACAATGTGGAATCAAAGAATTATATGGAAGTTGATGACCTTGCTCAAATCACAGGGCTATTGGGCACAATCAGTGAGAAGGCCCCTCACATTAAAAACATTGTAATGGATGACGCTATCTATTCAATGTCTTTCCTTATGATGAAAAAAGCTAACGAAGTTGGTTTTTCTAAATTCACGAACTTAGCTAAAGATGTAACTAACTTGCTTACTACAGCTCGTAAACTTCGTAATGATCTTAAAATCTTCTACATCACTCACTCAGAGAATATAGAAGACGAAGGTAAAATCGTAGGTCAGAAGATTAAGACAATCGGTAAAATGCTCGATAACCAAATTGTGTTAGAGGGTTTATTTACTATTGCTCTTTACACCCACGTAGGTGAAGACAAAGACGAGAATGCTACTTATCACTTTGTAACAAATCGTTGGCGTAGTTATCCTGCAAAGTCACCTATGGGAATGTTTGACACTACATTAATCCCTAATGACTTGCAGAATGTGTGTAGCATCATTGATGCATATTACAGCGACACTGAAGAAACAGTTACCCCAGAAGAAACAAAAGAAACAAAAAACACAAAAAAATAATTTAAAACATTATGAATTTCGATCAATTAGAAACCCGTCAAGCTCCTGTAAAAAAAATGTTTACAGGATTCGCACCAATCCAAATCGTAGCAGTAAATCCTACTGCAGCTAAAATTAACGAGATTCTTGGTATCACTGATGCCAAAGAACCTGTTTATGAAAAAGATGGCACCATGCGTCTAGATTTTTGGTATGTAAATCACCCAGATTTTAAAACTGAATTTAAAGGCAAATTTGCTTTATTCGTATCTAACGAAAGTAGGACTTCACAAACTGGTAAAAATCAATATATCGATAATTACACTAAAACTGCTTGGTCTACTAACCTTGCAGGTTTGAGTGAGATGATGGGTAGTTGGGATGATTCTAGAAAATTAGACATGAAGTCTGTTCGTGAAGCAAAGAAAGGTGAAGAAGCTGTGTATGGTTTGATGAAAGCCTATTCTAATGCTAATCCAAAGACTCAACCATTTGTGTTGGATTCTTGGTCTGCAATTGCTTCTGGACGTACTAACGAGTTAGAAGCTTTCTTTAAGCATTTTAACGAAAAAGGTATGGGTGCTAAAGTGTTGTTAGGTATTCGTGATGGTCAATACCAAGACGTTTACACAAACCTGTTCTTAAATATAAGTTCTGGCAAAATTACTGATTACGTTAAGAAAAATGTTGAAGGTGAATATGGCTTTAAAAGTTATTACGCAGGTTATGACTTTAAAGTATATGACCCTGAAGCTGCTCCTGAATCAAACGAAATTGATATGTTTGGTAATAACAGTTCTCCAGCAATTGATTTTGGGGCACCAACATCAGATCCTTTTAATTCACCATCAGCTGACGCTGATCCCTTCTTTTAATTATTTACGTAATAAACTGGGGGGTCTAACTGGCCCCCTTTTATTTTTCCTATGAATTTAGAAGCAATAGAAATAAAAACTAGTACAGAAGAACTGTATAAAATTTTAGGCCAACAGGCTATTATGGAATTTTATTTTGGGGATAAGATAGATTTAAGGAAAAAGTATAAAAACCCTTTTCGTAACGATAGTAAACCAGGATGCCATTTTAAATGGAGCCAAACAGGTAATCTGTATTTCTATGATTATGCTACAGAAAAAGTTTTTTACACAGCATTAGATATAGCAATGCTTGCAACAGCTTACGGGTATCCCGATATTCTATATAAGATTGAGTCAGATTTTCAAATAAAACATTTAGACTACTCTAATCGGAAGAAACTCATACTAGAAGCAAAAGAACAGATAGTTCCTGAAGTAAAGCCTGCTATTATAAAAGTAAAAGTTACAAAATTTACTGAATCTGATGTAATTTATTGGGCGCAATTCGGAATTACTCCGAGTATCCTACGATTTTTTGACGTAAGAAGGGTAGATAAAGCTTGGATTAACGATGAATTGTGGTACATAGACAATGAATATGACCCTTGTTATCGCTATAAAGAGAAAGATAGATTTAAATTATATCGACCTTTATCTAAAACAAAAACCAAATGGCGTAGTACTTACTTCGGAGGCATACTCGAGGGATATACCCAACTTCCACATAAAGGCACTCAATTAATAATTACAAAGGGTCTTAAAGATGTAATGATGTTTCACGCATTAGGTATTAATGCAGTAGCAGTAAGAAGTGAAAATACACCTATGTCAAAAAATGCTTTTGACTTATTAAAAAATAGATTTGATAGGTTATTTTTATGGTTTGACGCAGATGAAGCAGGCATTATTGGCTGTAAAAAAATGCAAGACATGTATAACATACCTTGTGTATATCATGATCCTGTCTGGGGAAAAGATCCTAGTGACATTTATAAAAAACACGGAAAAGAAAAATTATTAGAATTATGCAAACAATTGGAGATCTTATAGACAAAGTCTTAGAGATAAGTGTAGAGCACTTTAATGGAGCAAGTTACAGTAAGGAAATTATTAAGTCCAAAGTATTAAAATTACCAGGAGCTACAAAATATTATTATAGAGTGTTAAATCCCGTGAAAGAGTATAAAAGAGTAGAAAAGAAAGTACTTCCCATTCTTACAAATGAAGAGTATAAAATTCTAATGATTGTTGCTGAAGAGCATAACGTTGACATCAACAAATTGGTCTCTTCAAGTAGAAAAAGAGAAATTGTAGAAGCAAGGATGCAAGCTATGTCAATTTTTTATGCGTATTTATTTTATACCTACAAAAGAACTGGTGACGTGTTCTCAAGAGATCATTCTACAGTAATTCATGGAATAGAAACTACAAATAATTTATTAACTTCTGATGCAGGATTTAATAAGTCTTTTGTAAAAACTTTAGCTAAACTAAAAGAAGAATTGCCTTATTTATTTGAATCACATGACAAACTTAATTTAGAATTCAAACAAACTTTAGGTAATAGAAAAGTAGTAAATGGTATTGGGAAGAAAAAGTTGTTTATCCAATCAATACAAGAACAAAAGAAAGAAATTAAAAAACTATTAGAAAGTGGGCAAACTTATTAATATTCCAGATGATTGGTACGCAAGACTACTTCACATAATAGATTCAGAAGAATTTATTAGAATAGGCAAATTCATAGGGAAAGAACGAAAGACTAAAGTTATCTACCCACCTGCCGAAGAAGTATTCAAAGCATTTAATCTTACACCATTTAACAAAATAAAGATTGTAATTCTAGGAATGGACCCCTATCCTACAGAGCATAAAGGAGAGCCTGTAGCTTGTGGGTTAGCATTTGCACCTAGACATACAGACTTTACACCACCTTCTTTAAGGATGATTTACAATAGAATTAAAGAAGATCTTTACGAAAACCAACTAACCTTTGTAACCGACTTAAATTTACATAAGTGGACTGAACAAGGTATCTTATTATTAAATGCAGCATTGACTGTAGAAAAAGGAAAAGCAGGAACACATTTACAATATTGGGAATGGTTTACGAAAAAAGTTCTCGAAACTATTTCTCAAGAAAATACAGGAATAATATTTTGTTTTTGGGGTAAAGACGCACAGAAATTTAAAGACTGCGTAGACCCAAAAATGCATCATGTGTTAACATCATCACATCCTGTATCAGCTGTTTACAAAGGGGGAGATTGGGAATGCAATCACTTCACAGAGATTAACAGACTTTGCTTATTACAATATGGAGAAACAATAAAATGGATCAACTGGGAATAATTATACAAAAACTTAAAGCAGATGCTTTGAAATACCAAACCCTTAGAATTGCAATAGTAGACTACATAAAGGAAAGGGGGGAAAGACTTACCGAGAAAAACTCGGAAACTGAGTATGAATATTGCGAATCTGTAGGAAGACTTAAAGAAATAAATGAATTTACTGAGTTTTTAATTAACTCAGGTGTATTTATAAACGAAGAACCAAACGAAACAAACGAAACAAACTAAAACTAAATCAACCATGTCAATTCAACAAATTTTAACCGACTCGAAGACAGATTGGTCTGTCTCAAAATTACCTCTTTATGGACCAGGTGGAGAACCTACACCTGCTTATGGAGTATTTCGTAGTGACACCAACAATTGCTTAGGCGTTGTTGGAGATCGTTACAACGTTACTCAGAATCAAGAAGTTCTTGAACTCTTATTTGAAGCTGCTGCTCAAGTTAATATAAACATCGAAAGAGGTGGAATCCTTAAAGGGGGTTCTAAAGTATATTATCAACTAGGATTACAAGATGTAGTTATTGGTGGTTCTCCATCAAAACGTTTTCTTACTGCTTTAACTTCTCATGATGGCTCATCACCTATTGGTTTTGGTGCTACTAATGTAGTAGTAGTTTGTGCTAATACTTTTTTTGCTGCTTTAAAAGAAGTTCAGAAAGTAAGGCATACTACTAATTCTAGATTAAAGTTAAATGAGATTATAGGGCAGCTTCGTAATTCATTGACTCAAGAAGAACAGATGGTAGAACACCTTATTACGTTAAGTAAGGTTAATATTCCTGAAGCAATTACAGACGAATTATTACTAAAGATTATTGGTGGCGATGAAGATACAACACGTACTAAAAATCGTTTATCTGCGATTCGTAGTGCAATTGTTCCAGAGTTCGCTACTCACGGTAACACAGCTTATGGTCTATTCAACGCAGTAACTCGTTACACTAATCACTTGATTAATTATCCTGATTTAGAGTCTAAGCGTAATTCTTTAATGACAGGTGTGGCATTCAAAACTAATACCAAAGCATTAGAAGTTATTACTGATACTTTTACAGGAACTGTTCCTGTTTCTTCATATCATATAATGACCCCATAATAAAGTTTAGGGGAAGAGTAAATTATCTTCCCCTAACTTTTTATATTTGTACTTATATGTTAAAATCAAACGGAAACCTGAAGAAGACACCAATCAAAGGAGCAGTAGAAAAAAAGGTAGAGTCTAAGCCTTGTTCAGAATGTGGTAAAATAAAAACCATTGCTAACAAAACTAAAAGACTATGTGCGACTTGCGTCGTAAAAGAACGTAAGGAAAAACAAAAAACTAGAAAAGAGTATAAACGTAAGATTAAGCAAGAGACGGTAACTCAAACCAAGCTAGATCAAATTACATCGTGGTTAGTAAGAGCAATTCATAAAAATGAATGCCATGCTTGTGGAGTATTGTCAGACCCCAAAGGACTACAATGCGCACACTTTGTAGGAAGATCTAAAATGACTACAAGATTTAATCTTAAAAATTTATTACCAGCTTGTCCTAAATGTAATCTATACACTCCACATCACGTGTGGAATTTAGGAAAGAGTTTAAATAAAATCTTTCAAGAAGATACTACTGAAGTAATGTTAGAACTTTCAGCACATCATTTAAAACTAAGCAACTACGATAGAAAGCTAGTTTATGATGTGTACAGAACTAATCTAACTAAGATAGAAGAAAATGATTTATCTCAGGAAGAAAAATACGAATTATTAAATTACATCACGAAAGAGTATGAGTACATTATTAACCCCCTAATTAAAAAATGATATATTTAGTTACAGAAAATATAGATTTAAAAGCACAGATTAAGGGTTTAATAGATTCTCCTATTCATTTATGTGATGTTGAAAATAGTATTAAAGCTCTTAATACTCTAGAATGGTTAGGATTTGACACAGAAACTTTAGGATTCGATCCTTATACAAAAGACCTATTAACTATTCAGTTAGGTAATGCTACTCATCAATTTGTCGTAGACGTAACTACTGTTGATATTCAGTTGTATAAAGAGTTATTAGAAACTAAGCCTCTGATAGGTCATAACCTCAAATTCGATTTAAAGTTTATATACCATGAAAGGATTATACCCTATAAGGTATATGATACCTTTTTAGGCGAAAAAACAACCCGATTGGGTATAACTTTACATCGTTGTTCTTTATTGGAAACAGTCAAAAGACATTGTGGTGTTATATTAAATAAAGCTGAAAGAGCAAATATAAACGGCAGGTTCACTGTTCCATTTATTATTTATGCTGCAGACGACGTTAAGTATCTGCATGCTGTAAAAGAAAAACAAGAAGAAATTCTTAAAAAAACAGAATCACTTAAATCTATTGAACTAGACAATAGATTTGTAAAAGTTCTTGCTTATATAGAGTACTGCGGTATCAAGTTAGATGTTCGTAAATGGACAGAAAAGATGAACAGAGTTAAAGCAGATTACATCAAAGCAGAAAAAGAACTTAACAAATTTATTATTGACAACAAGTTTGCAAAATACATTAACCTGCAAACTGATTTATTCTCCAGCGAAATAAAAACAATAGTCAACTGGAACTCACCTAGTCAAGTAGTAGAATTCTTTAAAGATTTAGGAGTTAACACAACTGTAACTGTAAAAGGAGAAGAGAAAGACACAATAGAAGCTTCTCATCTTGTAAAGTTTCAAGAAAAATTTCCAATCATCAAAACATACATAGAGTACAAGCAAGCACAAAAAGACTTGGGTACTTATGGTGAAAATTGGATTAATATGATTAACCCTGTAAGTGGGCGTATACATACTCAGTATACACAACTTATGTCTACGGGTCGATTATCAAGCGGTGGTCGAAACAAAGAAACAGGAGAAGCATATTTAAACTTTCAAAACATTCCAAGCGATGAAGAGACTAGAAGTTGTTTTGTCTCCGAAGAAGGTAACGTACTCATAGGATGTGATTACACAGGACAGGAACAAATTGTCTTAGTTAATAAATGTCTAGATTCCTCCTTACTCGAGTTTTACGATAAGGGACTGGGAGATATGCATTCATTCGTAGCCTCTAAGATGTATGAAGAATTAGAAGGATTAACTTTAGATGAGATTAAAAAGAAGCATAAGGATAAAAGACAAAGTGCTAAAGTAGCAGGTTTCGCAATTAACTACGGTGGTAGTGGCATAGGTATAGCCGACCAACTAGGATTAAGTGTTGAACAAGGTCAGAAAATCTACGATGCCTATTTTTATGCATTCCCTGGACTTAAAAACTATTTTGAACAAGCTAAAAAGTTTGGTCTAGAGAATGGTTATGTTCTTATCTCACCTGTTACAGGTAAAAGGTCTTACGTAGATTACTACGAAGACTATTTAGACATGAAAAAAGAAGTAAGCCAGCCTGGATTCTGGGACACTTACAAGAAACACAAACAACAACTTACTGTAACTTATTCTAAACTAAAAGAAAAGATTAGTAAATATTTCCGAAAGAAAGGAGACATCGAAAGGATGTCATTAAATTACCCTATCCAAGGAGAGAGTGCAGAAATTACAAAGTTGTCTTGTGTTTATTTTTGGGAAGACTACTTACTTAAAGAAGACAAGCTATTCACTGTAAAATTTGTGAATACTGTTCATGATGAGAATCTGGTAGAATGTCCAGAGGATCTCCAAGAAGAAGTTGCAAATGCTTTAGAGTCTGCTATGGAGAAGAAGTTGCAAATGCTTTAGAGTCTGCTATGGTTAAAGCAGGTTCTTTATTTTGCAAACGTGTGCCTTTAAAGGCCGATCCATGTATCGCTAAACATTGGACAAAATAAACTAAAAACTAAAAACTAAAAACAAAAATTATGGGAGCAAGTTTAATTGAATTAACATCAAGAGGAGCCTCTATTCGTGAGGCATATGATAAAGCAGTAGAAGATGCAATATATGAGAATGGTAATGATTCATATAATGGTACTATCAGTACCACTAGTGGAGTTGATGACCACACCAGTAAATATAAGTCTTCTGGTATGAGTCTAAGTGACTATGCAGAATACTTGTACGAAAACAACAAAATCAGTAAGTGGGGAAATGCTGTAGGGATTTGTACAACAGAACCAATAGTTAATAATAACAAGATTAAATCTGTAGTTAATACCACTCCTCAAAAAGGAACTCGTACTTGGAAGACTGTCTACGAAGTTAGACTTTGGAATAATACAGTTATAAATAGTAGTGAGTTTCAAGCAGACGCTATTAAAAAGGGACGTGAGTATAGTGAAAAAACTAAAGAAGACACTTATATACACATTACAAAAGCTTTAGTTGATAGTAAGACTTTAGTATCTAGAATTGAATATAAAAAATCTAGTACTGAGCGTGATGGTAATTACTACTTTATAGCAATAGCCGCAGAATAATGAGAGACCCTGAAGAGTTTGAAGATGAGTTAGATAACGAATCTTCTGAAGAAGTGGATTATGATGACGATCCAGCCTTTGACCACTTAAGGGACGAAGAAAGAAACTTTATCGCTGAAGAAAGAGAAAGGGAACAAAATGGATATTAATAATCTAGAATACTTTGACCATGACGTAACAGATAATGTTACTAAACTTCTTACTAAATATAGCAGAACCAAAGACGATGATATGATTTTAGTGGCAACTTATTATCACGAATTCTATCCTACTCTAATTAAAGGTTCTGCTATGGACTTTCTTAAAGCATTAGCTAATGGAAAACTTGTATCGTCTGACCTAATCACAAGAACTCGTAGAAAGCTTCAAGAACATAATGAACATCTACGAGGAACTAAGTGGAAAGAAAGACACGAAAGACAGGAATCAGTAAAGTCCGACACTAGAAAAGTGAAAGAGTTCCAAGTAAAAATAAACCCCAACATAATCTAATGGCAAATCATTGTTATAACTTTGCACAGTTCGTAGGAACTCCTGAATCTCTGCATAAACTAGGTAAACGACTAGATAGAATTACTAAAGAACAACTGAAAGAAGAATATACAGACAAAGGTTTAGCTATCCCTTCTTACAAAGAAGACATTGCTTGGATAAATGGGAGGAATGCTCATGAATTACTATTCAAAAAGAAGTCTACAGAAAACTTTGACGTATATGATGAATATGGTAGTAAGTGGTTCTCTTGTCATTTTCGCTATGATGAAGAAGATACTGTCTTAACAATGCAAGGCGATAGTGCTTGGAGTCCTATGTTACCACTGTTTTCTAAAATTTGTAAAAAATATAATTTAACATGTGATGGTAATTACTCAGAGTCAGGGATGGATTTTGCAGGAGAGTTTGTAATTGATTCAGATGGCACTATAGAAGATACACAAATGACATATAAACAATACGAAGCAACAAACAACCCAGATTCATTTTGGGATCAAGTTATTTATGAGATTGAAGAAGGATATTTTAAATCCTTAGAAGCAGTCTATCAAGAATTTACTAGAGTAGATTGGGTATTATCCGAATCCGAATCAACACAATTAAAAAAAGTGTACGAGAGTAGTGTAAAAGAAAATGAAAGTTGATAAAACTCAACAACTAAAGGATATAAGAAGGGCCTATATATTAGCAAAGGCCCTTAATATCCAATATTTATGGATTAGAGAGTTCCTAGATCCTGAATTAAAGAAAGCAGCTAATAATGCAAAAGCAAGTAACTCATTCTTTATCAAGCACATAGAAGATGCTTTTAAAAAGAAATCTGTCACAGAAAAACTTGTTGATGATGAAGAAGAACGTGCTTTTAGATTATTAGAAGAGTTGGAAAAATTAGATATAAAAGATTAATTTATGGCAATAAATAGAATTTATTTACCTGGAAGACTTGTTTTAAATATTGACGGAAATATTTATATTCGAGCAGACAAAGAACTAATGCAATCTTATTTTCAAGAGCTATTAAACGGACAGCCTGAAGCTGATGTTGAAATTTGTTTAACTAAGGTAGAGGCTAAAAAAACCAATAAACAATTGGCCTATTTTTATGGTATGATTCTTCCAGTAATTAAAGAAAGATTTCAAGAACTATCGGGAGAAACTTGCACAAAAGACGAAGTGATGGAAGTACTTAAAGATAAATTTTTCTCAGAAGAAATTGAAGTTGACGGAAAATTTACAAAAGTACCTATGTCTTTATCTAAAGCTAAGAAAGAAGAAGTTGATAAATTTATTAAAGATGTATTAGAGTTTGCTAATACAATCCTAGATGCTCACATACCAGAACTACCTTAATTATAAAAATATGATAGAAAACACATCAATTAAAAAAGAAATCGACAAAGAAGTCGATGAGTTTGAGAAGGCGCTTATCGAAAGAGATTCTTTACAGGCTCTTAGATACAATCAAGGAAAACTCCAATGGTCTTTAGTTGATTTTAAGTCACTTGAAGGTATGGTTAAAGTACTTGAGATGGGAGCTGAGAAATACGATAAGCATAATTGGAAAAAAGGCATGCCTGTAACTCAAGTAGGAGAATCCTTAATGAGGCATTTGTTTGCATTTCTTAATGGAGAAAATACAGATTCTGAATCTGGATTAAGTCATCTAAGTCACGTACTCTGTAATGCTATGTTTATGGAATATATATTAAGAGAAAAGCCTAACTTTGATGACCGTTATGGAACTGAAAACAAAGACTTATAATTTTTATAAAAGAAAGTGGGGACAAAGAGATACTCCATTTCTTTTTTTCTATGTACTTCCTATGTTCACTGTAAGCAGAACTAAAGCACAAGAAAAATTTTCTTTACACATTGGGTGGCTTTATTGGAACATCCAATTTGAATTTTTAAAATAATAAATGAAATGATACTAGACGAAACCTACAGCAAAAGTACTGCTGTGAGTCAGAGTAAATTAAAAAGACTCTTGATTCACCCTCAGTACTATTTAAACTATTCTGGAGACTCAGAATTTGACGAACCAAAACAAACTCTTACCATCGGGGATGGAGTAGATATCTTACTAACTCAAGGAAAAAAAGCATTTAGAGAAAATTTCCTAGTAACGGATATTGAAAAACCTACAGGCCAAATGGGAGATTTTGTCTGGTATTTATTTGCCCACAGAAACGAAAGTAATGCAGAACAACTTGCCTACGAAAAAGCGGGATTTAAGAGAGACACTCTTCAAAAAGTAAGAGATCGATTTCCTGAAGAAGGTAAACCCTATTACGATGTACTTATAGAAGGCGAAACTAAAAGAGTTATTACACGTGTTCAGTTTGATAAAATCCTAGCCATCATAGATAGCTTTAAAACAAATGATTTTACTAGAGAGTACTTTGTAGAGGATTCTGGAAGGTATACAGTATTTAATCAAGTACCTGTAGATTTTATATACGACGGAGTAGAGTGTAAGGGTCTTTTAGATAAAGTATTTGTAGACAAACTTACTGACGAACTAATACCTATAGACATTAAGACAACTTCTTTCTCTACTAACTCTTGGGATTCTTCTGCTTTCTATAAACTAAGATATGATATTCAGGCCGCCTTCTATATAAAGGCGCTTAACTCTATCGACATTAAAGAAAGATTTGGAGCAACTTCTATTCTTCCATTTAAATTTATTGTAGAGAATCAAGATTTTCCAGGCAATCCTCTTATCTACGAGATAAGCCCAGAAACTTTACACATAGGAGAATTTGGAGGAGAAGTAAGAGGCCGAAAACTAGAAGGATTCAAACATGCTATAGATCGGTATAAATGGCACACAGAAAATAATCTGTGGCTGTATCCTATGGAAGACTATCTAAACAAAGGTGTTAGGAAAATATGAGTAATAAAGTATTTACTAATGAAGCGACTAAAATACTTGTGCCTATTATCTTTAGTAAAGATAATTTAGGTATCTTAAATTCTTTTGGGTTTAAAGGAGTCTACCTAGATGATTATGGCTATCGTAGTAAGTTTACGAATTGCCTATTCTTCTTATTTAATATTAAGGTTAAATTCTTTAATGAGTTTGAGAAGAAAATTGTAAACTTCGATAGTTTTACTGACTGGTATGAAATTGACGATAATCATCGAATGTATATTTTCAAAGTCAATTCTCTATACCACAAGGACATTGAGGCTTTTAGAGATAATAGACTTAACGAGTTATCAGAAAATTACTATCAAGTCAGTCATCCTGTAAGTTTAAATGGAATAAACGTGGATTTATCAAAAGAAATTTATAGATTTGAAGCTGTAAATAGAACTTAATGTAAACCACTATTAATAATTTTAAAAAACCAACATAAAAAATGAGTACGTGATGTTTTGCTTAGAGAGATTCAAGAAATGACTGAACTAGAAGTATTTGCAACAGGAGAAGCTGTTTCCGACATTAAAGTGGGAGACAAAGTTTACATCTCTGCAAGTACTATAGTGAATGCAGAAGTTGTAGAAGTAGAAGGAAAGCAAAAATTCCTTTTGAGAGAGATGGACATTGTTTTAATCTGGTAAGAAAATGAATTTATTTTATTATACATCAGCTCCCGAAGAAGGTCAAGAAGTATTCAGCGATAAAGGTTACTCTTTTGACATTGATGCTGTTTTACTAACTTACCCAAACAAGAACGGTTTATCTGTAGTACTTAATGGAAACGCAGACAAACTTAATCCTATTGATTATCAATACAAAATTGATCCTACTACCAAGCAAAGAGTACCTGTAAAGGTTTCTAAGTTTGAAATTACTTCTGAACCTATTGTGATTACTATCACTAGTCCAGAAGAGATTGAAAGATTCTACCAACTTACGGGCGGACCAACTGCTTAATTTTTTATTTAACACAAAAAAAACCCGACCATAAAAAGTCGGGTTTTCTTTTGTGGAGATGAGGGGACTCGAACCCCTGTCCAGATAAAGTCGCAATCTAATGTCTCTTACACGCTTAGTACTATCATATTGTTGGTATCAACAAAATGATCTGCACCGTAAGGGTTGACCGAAGTCAGATTCCACCACTTGGTTTAGGTCCAAGAACCTTAAATTACCATTTTCTGTTCCAAGGGATGGCTCCCCGTAACTTAGGCTGCCATTTGATATTCGTTCACGAATTCAATAGCATTCTCAAAAGTCATTTCAGATAATTCTACGTTGCCGTTTAATTGTTTTAATACGTGATTATAGAGAACAGTACCATCTCTCTGCGTGAACATTAAACCCAATCAATCCTGTCGATTCCAATTCATCCCCAGTATTAATTCATACAAATTTACACTTTAATTACTCTTGGTGTATCTATCTCATCAGAAAAAATTACTTTTAATCCACAAATTGAAGATATAAATACTCCTTCAGGTATATCAACATCTTCCGATGTATGAAAAAGCTCTTTTAAAAATTCTTTATAATGGGAATGTGTCATTATAACTGAGTTAGGATAAATTCCTTGGTGTCTTTTTTCAATGGTATTAGCTTCCTTTTCGGAGTCTAGAAAAAACTTATTTATTTCTAGTTCAAGATCTTGTATAGTCATAATTAATCTAGTTCTAAGTTTTCTTGATTTATTAGTCTATAAAGATTATCTCTAGTTTTAGACAAGTGTTCGTAGGCTTCCTTTGGTAAGGACTCGTTATATTTTAATTCTGTACGAAGATGTTGGTCAATTTGCCAAACAACATATTTCCACTTAGATCCATCTATGGCATCTTTAAATTGGACTTCTTCTTCAGGTAAATTAAATTCTATAAGAGCCTTCATTAATCAAAACTAGTTAAAAATGAGCAATAATACAAGAAGTCCTAGAGAAGTAAAAAATCCTGATTTATAAAATCTGTTTTCCTGTTCTTCCTCTATTAGTAGATTATTTAAAAAATCTACATCTTCAACAGCTAAAGTAAGTGCACTATCGTATGAAGGAATCAATGAATCCTTATAAATACGGAGTTGTATGCTATCAGCTGAATGAATCTTCTTTAAAGTAACTACCCTTTCACGGGCTTGTATACCTTTAAGAAATTCTTTATTCAATTCCTTTAGCGGTAAGCTGTCTAGAGATTGTGAGTAAGAACTTTGTGCCGTCAAGATCAGGCATAGTGTCAATAGCAATTTGGATAGTGTCATACTTTAATTTAACGTTAGTGTATTCTTTGTACAAAGTTACTTTTTCTTTTTGAATAGAATCTATCTTATTAAATAGAAGTTTGTTTCTCTTATCCATAGAGTCCATGTAAGCAACTAACTTGCCTTCATAACCTTCTGGTTTACTAGGAAACGCTTTACGTTCCCAAAGTAAGTAACAAACAACTAATGAAAGGATTCCGATAAGAGCTGCTTCAATCTTGTTTCTCATTTATTTTATGTTTATCTATTTTTTCTAAAATGTATTGTAGTAATTCATTTTTAATTAAGTTAGCACGTGCAGCGTTTTTTACTGCACTTAGAAGTTGAAATACTACAAACGGAGCAACTACAGTTTCACTTAACCAACCTGTACCTTGAAAGCTTTTTTCTACCATAAGTACACCAGTTAAAAGTAAAACCCAAGTTATTGCAGTTTTAAGTACACGAATTGCTTTCTTGGTCTGAAATCCTTCTAATTTAGTACCTGCCCACATTCCAAAAAACCCGTCAATAAAAACTACACCAATTACGGTTAGGTATTGCTCAGCATTGTCGGCAGTTAAATCTAAGAAATAACTGCCGATGAATGCACAAATCGTTGTAAATGATATAGCTAACACGGAACTTTTCATATTATGCTTGAGCTTCAGTCCAAGATAAACGTCCGAATACGTTAGATGTACCTGTGGTCAAAGCCTGTACCATAATGGTAAGAATATCTGGACCGTCAGGATAGAACTGAGTATTTACAGCTGCTACACCACCTCCTAAGATAGAGTTAGACAAATCTCTAATCTTACTCAAATCATAAGTAGTAGTACCAAAAGTTGCACCACCTGAGTTTACATAGAATCCACCCACAACCTCACCGCCTGTAATAGTTCGAGCTGCTCCGTGGAAACATACCTGAGTCAAAGAAGAACCTCCTACGTTTAGCCAAGTATCGGCAGCACTCACCGTTCCATTAAGAACTAAAGTTACAAGGTAGTTACCTTGAGCATAAATACCGATAGATTGTAAAGACAACTGCATTCGGTTGATAATCTCACGAACACCAAACGCTCCAACAAGACCAGAACTTACAGAAGGAGAAAGTCTGATAGATGCCAAAGCATATCGCAAACCTGCTGTTGGTACATTCAATGCCGT